CTATTAAAATTTCACCGGGCCCCGCGTACACGCCACCAGGAGAATCGCCGCATGGTGCGTCGCCCAGAGTTTTAAGTGCGCGAACGCGCTGCCCTACGTAGAAGCCGCTTAGATCGCTCATACCCCATCCCTCCCGCCAGCAGATTGAGCAGATGCGGCGCGCATATTCGGAAATTTTGCCGCCATGTAGGTTTTGAAAATCGGGTCGAACTGGCGCGTAAAACTCTCAATGATGCGATCGGCAGTATCCTGCTCGCAGACATCTTCCATTCGGTCGATGTGCCGCATAACCAGTTCAGTGGTTTCGTGCTGAAATTTGGCCTCATAATCATCCGGCACGCTCGCAATAATGGCGTCGAGGTCGAGGGAGTGGATAATGTTTGTCACCATCAACTCATCCGCAAATATGCAGTTTTCAGCTTCGTTTGCGCATGCCTTCGCCGCCGCATCTCTCACTGCTTCGGCTATGCGGTGGGTGTAGTTTTTATTCATGGTTGGCCTTCAATTTCCAGAACTTCGGTACGTAGTAGACGTACATGCTTCCGTCCGGGAACCAGAACAGATTTCCCTGGCGTCTCAGGTCTTGCTCATTGCCGCCAGAGTCCATCGTTTCAACAACTTCGCCATCTGGCGGCAATTCGCGTTCAGTCGGTGTCCAGTTTTGGCTCATCGTTCTTGCTCCTTCCCGGCTTGCGCGATAACTTCAACTGTCAAGGAATCCTTGATGGTTGACTGCTCGGCCTTGCCTTCCGGCTTCTGCGCCTGCGTAACAAGATCCGGCAATAGCTTCTGTTCAATAGCAAGCATTTCAGCTTCGAATAACGGCTCTTGCCCTAAGTCCAGGCCTTCTTCATTGCTGCGCTTCACTTCGCGATAAAGGGCAAGCAGTTCGGCTATCGCATCTTCCGGCTTCTCTGCTGGCTGTGCGGTGGTGAGGGCGCGGACCGCTTCGCCCAACTCCCCAAAAGTCTGTATCGGAAGTACCTCCCATCCTTGCCTTTGGAAGTACAGCTCAACCTTCTCATCAGTGTTGTTCGCTAGCGCGGTATCTAGACGGCTCTCCGCATCTGCGCGGTAGCGAGCAACTATGCGCTCCAAAGCCTCAATGTAATCCAGGGTGTTTAGCAGCAAATCACGGTTCTGCGCGTTGCTAGCAGCATCCCGCAACCGCCCTTTTATACTGGTTACATCCCGCTCCTGCGCATCCTGCGGGGCGGTGAGGGCGGCCATCAAATCACCGGCTGGTGTGCCTTCATGAGCAATCCAGCGCGATCCATGCGGCGGGTCGATAATCCAGCCATGCCCCTCAACATGCTTGACGGCATAACCGCTCGGCATCTGTCTGGATACATCCGCAGGGAGAGCGGAGAGGGCTTCAATGATGTCGTCGGCAGCATCAGCAAACTTGTCATCCGAAAGTATGCCGTCCCATGCATGGTTCTGAAGCACGTCGATTATCAAATCCTTCGGCGCATCGATTATGGTTTGGTTAGTCAATGTGCCTCTCCTTGCGCTAAAGCAGCTAAACCACCGACAACGCATAAAATGGAAACGATAAAGATCGCCTGTTCATCGCTCGACGCGAAGCGCGCCACAACAGCGCCGGCTATCGTGAACGCGACAACGAAAGCGGCCAACCCCACCGATGTTCTGAATTTGATGTCCATTACTTTTCTTCCTCCTTCTTGGCTGCGGCGATAGCGGTGCGCATGCCGTTGCCGTCAGCGTTGTCACCTATCGCGTCGCAGAGCGCATCCCAAATTGGCATGCGGGAATCAACGTCACGTTTAGCACGATCCCACTCATCGGCCATTGCGCGCAGCAGCTCCGCATCCCGCACATCGTCACGCGATACCGGCTGCTTCACCCACACTGGCGCTGTCCCATGCCCATCACACAGTGGACATGGGTTATCCACCTCTTGCGCTGCCTCAGATACGGTGGAGAGGGCGGATTGAAATCCCCTCAAGAACAGCGTCCAGTCACGGCTACCAATGGGATCAGATACGAAATCGAAAACCATTGCGATATAGGCTTGCTCGGCCTGCTCTCGTACTTTGTCGTCGTGTGTGGTCATGCCTCACCCCCATCTGCAGTTGCATTCGGCTGCATGGCGGCAGCTATCGCCTCGCGTACCGTGGGGAACACGTCGTATTCATAATTTATTGAAGTGAACATCGAAAAATGCTTTTTATGGAATACGAGCCGCTTACCTTTCTTCATTGCTGCCTCCAGCCAATCCAGCATTTCCGCATCCTTCGCGTCGCCAGAGGGCGCAGCGGCAAGAGCAGCGCAAAGCCCTATACGAATTTCATCGCGATCCCCAAGCAAAGGCACGGCATTATGAAATGCGCTGCACATGGCATCCGTGATTTCCGGCACTGCTGTAGATGGCGCTGACTGTGCGGCACGTTTTGCAATGCGCAGGCACAGATCGAAATCAGCTTTTGATAGCGTTCGTCCGGCTTCTTCATGCACGATCCGCACAGCGTCAGGGTGATTTGGCTCTTGCTTCCGCTGTACTGGCTGCAATACGTCCAGTGCATCATCAAGATCGTCTTGTAGAGCGCACTTAATCTGCATCGAATCTTCTTCTGCGATCAAACCTTTCAGGTCTTTGATCTGATCTGCAATTGACTTTGGCTGTGCTGGCTGCGATTGTGGAGTGAGGGCGTCGAGCACAAACGCCGCGACCATTCGATAGCGCTGCTCAGCAATTTCTCGATTGATGTATCCGGCCGGCTTCCAATCTTCCCACCCACACATGCGAAGAATGCTGTCTTCTGGGGCGGGGATGGCTACCGGCATCGGCGCAGCTTGTGCGGCTGCTGGCTGAACGGTATGCATACCCAAACCAGCGGCGTTCAATGCTTCTGTGTCGGTCGGATCGCCGAAGTAACGCGCAGTACCATCGCTCAATATCCAGCCGATGTGCTCGCCGCCCTCCAATATCCGCTTTGCGGCTTCCTGCTGCGGCGCAGGGGCGGCCAGACTTTGCCCGATCAGCCAATATTCCATCAGCCAGTGATCATCTGTCGGGGGCTTTTTGATTCCCATTTTCCCGTAAGCAATCGCGCCATCGATGGCGAAACGGGCGTTTTGCTCGTGGATCGGCTGCGCCGCTTTCTGCTCCGCTTTCTCTTCTCCATCGGCATTAGAGCGCACGCGCCATTCATTCCCGGCCTTTACCGATGTTGCCAGTTCTTCTGGTGTTATCGTCTGTTTGCTCGGCTCTCCCTGTTCTTGCAGAAGGGCGGCGAAGCGTTCGAGCGACTCCGGAAAGCATTCAAAAACCGTGTCACCCTCTACGTTCCTCGTCCTAAACCGGGCCTTTATCGCCAGCTCCAGCAGCTTGTTGCGGTCAGTGGTCATTTCTTCCGTCCCGTAGTAAGCCAGCGCACAACCAAACCAAGGCACACAGCAAGCGCAATCCATTCGTATATGTTGAGTTTCATTTCATCCGTTCCGCTAATGCATAAAGCTGCTTTGCAGTAGACTGCAAGTCGTTGTGCAGCAAGTGCGCTCCATCGTCACCCTTCCAGTCTGGATTAACAGGGTCGATGTTTCGACTTTCGCGCATGCCCCATGCTTCGTTATCAAGCAGGAAGGCGGCGTGTTCGATTAGAGTGATGTCTGTTTTCATTATTTGCCCCATGCCGCCTGCTTCAGTTCCATGCGCTGACGTGCGAGTGATTCGATCCTTTGCGTACATGCTTCAATCGAAACCATCGTATTGCGAGCACTCGCCAGCAATGATTCGATACTCTCCGGCACATCATCGTTATCTGGCTGCATGCGGCGCAGGATGTGAGCCGCAGCAGCGGATAACTGACCACAAAGAATTTGCAATTCCTTCTTTGAGTCTTCATGTGCGGCTCTGACGGTGCTGTATGCGCCGCGAGCCGTCAGAACCTCAGTCGATAATGTAGAGAGGTCGATCATGATTAGAATGGGATGTCGTCATCCATATCACTGGACTGACCTGCATTTGACACAGGCGCGGAGCGGGAAGAGGTCGTGCCTTTGTTCTTTAGCGGCCTATCAGACAAATGCGCAACCATGCCTGCAAGTAGTTCCGGCTTTGTCTTTCCCGCTAAAATTTCACTTGCGGTAAGCTCGCTGCCCGCCTCAAATGCAGCGTGGATTTCAAGCTTCCACCCATACTCGCCGGTTGGAATGCGATCTTTCGTCTTTTCGTATTCGCAGCTTTGCAGCAACAAACCAATGGGTTTGTTCATCAAATCCATCAGCAACGGCGCTTGATATTGAATGTCTTTTTTCGCCTCGAAGTCGTATTTCGTTGCCATCCCCATGACAGGGTCGGATACGTTTCGCAACTTCATGCAAGCCATGATTGCCATCAACTTCTGATAGTCGTATAGCTTTTCGCCATTTTCTTTCATTGTGTAGATGGTGATATTGCAGGTTTGCTTCTCTTCAGATTCGAACGTGAATGCAATTCCCTTGGTTCCTGTTGATGCCTGCAGAGCCTCGGCTTTGATAAATCGGCCTTTGTATTTGCCGGTCTCCTTGATGAACTTGCCGGTCTGATCTGCTTGCTTTGCTGCTTGTGCGTCAAGTGCGTACATGATTGTTTTCCTTATGCTGTTTGAGTGATGCCGTAGTAATCGCAGATCGCTTTATCGACTGCCTGCAAGTCGTTTTCAATATGGTCAGATTCAAACAAGCCAATTGGTGATTTGACGGTATCTGAACCGTTGTTTTGCGTTGAGAAGACGTATTGCTCGTTGACCTTCATTGTGCGCAGAACAATCGTCACAAGACCCTCAAGAACGATCTTTTCGTCCAGCAGTTTCCCGATGGTCTTGATCTTCGTTTTTCCAAAATCATCAGTGCTGGTATGGCTGAGGATGTAGACGCGCTTATGATCTGGAAGGGATGTTGCCTTCATCAACACATCCCATGCGTGACGGGCGATTTCGTTGTATTTGGCGAAGGCAGAGTTCCCGCTTTCCTGATCGGTGACGCGGCGCATGAATTCATTTGCGAGCACATACTGAAAGTCGTCAATGACGATTACCGACTTGTCTGTGCGCTCCATTGCGGCGGCAATTTTTGCGCTTTCATCCGTCACAAAAATAGAGCCGCCTTCTCCTTTCACAACTGGCTTCCAGTCCTTAGAACGGAAGGGTAGAGGCTTCCGCACTGCTTGAATCAGCAAGGTGTCCTCTGGTTTGAGGTTGCGCATGCTGGTAGATTTCCCGGTTCCCGATTCCCCGATAATTAACGTTGCTATGCTCATGATCTTTCCTTTTGCTTTCCTTTAAATTTTTCTCAAATTGCTCTTGTCGTTCCCGGTACTCTTGCTGCTCTACGAACTCGAAAAAATCCCGCTTCGCCCCGCTCATATGCGCCTCCAAATCCTCTGCAACTTCCGCAGCCACGGATACTTTCTTAGTGCTCGACCTGCCGGGCTTGTGGGTAGACGGGTCATTGCTCAACCCTTGCAGACCGTGCGAGTGCAGCTCGTTTCTGGTAATGCGCCACATTCATTTGTGCTTCGCGTGAACGCTCTTGCTCTACATCGGCACACATCAGGTAATGCTGTTCGCATCGTGTAAGCCACCATATGCGAAGCGCACGGGCAGGGCGTTGCAGTGCAAGCGTTGCGAGATCGGGCAGGGTGATTGATGTCATCTCAACACCCCCGATTGAATAAGCACAACCAATGCAGCAGGAATAAACATCACAGCACCGCAGAGGAGGCCGGATAGAAGGTTATCGATCATGATTTACGAGCCTTCATCGTGATAACCACAGGGCCATTTCGCATGTTTCCGATCATCGTTCCGTCAAGTTGATCGATCTCCGCTTTGCTCAGATTTCGCCACTTCGATATAAGGAAATCTCCGCGCATCAAACCGACAGGAGCACCGCGCTGGTTGCTGCCGTAGGAGATCCCGTTTTCCTTGCACCAGTCTTGCGCCGCATTGAGTGCCGCAAAGTCGCCTTGCTGTTCGAATACATGGCGCTCAAACCCTTCTGCGTTCTTCTCGCTCATCTCGCAAATACCCCAGCTAAAAAATCACGATAAACAAAGCACACAATGCAGCCCAGAATGAACAGGGCGATTGCAATCCATTCGCGGTTCATGGGGTGCCTGCTTTGGAGAGTGCGGCGCGGGCTTTTGCCAGAACGGTAGCCAGCGCGGTTTCGTGCGGGTCGCCTTCAGCACTGGCATCGCCATGCTCCGCAACGTATGTGATGTTCTCCAGCGCCTTCACCAGATCATCGTGAGCATTGCAAGCACGAACGATGAACTCTGCGGTGGCCTGTGCCTCATCAACGCGATACCCAACGTCTGGATCAAGTTCTGCAACGGGCCACGGGCCAGCACCCATAACCACTGTTTGACCGGAGTTGCGGGCTTTGCTCAAGTGCCACGGCGTTGCTGTATGTTCTGTTTTCATGCTCACTCTCCAAGTAATTAGATGTTGGCAACCGCTTAGCGCCGGGTTAATCAAGCGCGCGACGCCATCAACCAAGATGCAAGGCGCGTCATAGCCGAATAGCTCGTGTAACTCTGTTCATTCTTGCGAGGCAGCGCGCCCGGGATGCTATCCAATAGGCCGTGGAGTTGATCAAGCTCGTCATCAAGCTTCTTGTTCTCGCGGTAGTGGTGGTCTTTCGATGAAGTTTCGGATGCGAGCTTCTTGTTGGCCTCTGTGAGTTGGGCCTGCAAGCTTTCAATCTCTGCCTTGGCCGTCTTTAGTTGGGTTATCAATGCTGGTTTTTTCTGTGCCATTTCCTTCTCCCTGGTTATCCATAAAACTACCGTTGTGAATTCGCGCCGCTTAGCCCGGCAAAAAATCCTCTTCCTTCATCGCTTCAACTTCTGCAATCGCCCTATAATCCGCAACACGCTTTACAGCTTCACTCAGTTCATTCAGTACGATCTGCAATACAGCTTCACGATTACCGATGACCGCAGCACGAATAAGGAGGATTGCCGTTCCTGTGGTCAGATTTGTGGGGATGTCGTCGGCAACATCAAATGCATCACGCTCGTTCGTCAGCAGGGTTTCGTAGATCGCGGCTTCGATGTTCTTTGCTTTGCTGGCAGTGATTGCATCGCGGTTGTGCTGTGCTCGCTGATATAGACGCTTTGCGATGTTGTCTGCTGCTTGCATCTCATCTCCCTGTGTGTTGTCTTCAGGCCTCCGCTCTTTTCAGAGCAGCATCCATATCGCTTAATTCGGCTGGCGTAGCCAACCTGTGGTTTGCAAGTGCTGCACGAGCAATCCGCAGTTGCAGAACAACGTCATCGAATGCATTGCTGGCTCGGATAACGTGGGCCAGAAGTGCTTTCGCTTGCTCGAGATCTTCGATGCCGAGTCCACATTGGGATGTGCCGTAACCAACCTCACCGGCAATCCGACCATTCGCCGCAAGGATTCGGAAGAATTGATAGCTCCATGTTTTGCCAAGCTCATCCGTTACCTTTGCCGGTCCAGCGAACGATTGCGCAGCGCTGAGGGGGAGCAGGTGTTCAATGGTGTTCATGCTGGGCTCTGTGTGATTGCTCAATAGATTCATTATTAGCGATGCTTCTAAGTATGTCAAGAGCAATGCTTATAAAAAGAAGCATTTGAGCAAAAAAATTTACTTGGCTGGGTGAAGGCGCACAAAAAAGCCAGCTCAAAGCTGGCTATGGAATGGCACCAAAAGGACGTAAAAAAGCCCGCTCGGGGCGGGCTGGTTGGGTGATATGCTCTCAGCAAGGAGGAGTTATGTTCGACAAAATCAAGCTACTGATAAACAACCAAGTCCTGATGGCGGAGGTTGCAAGACTGGAAAAGTCGGAGGCGGAACTGATTCACGACGGTCGCCAGTACATGGCGATTAGCGCGGACTTGGCGACTGAAAACGAAGAGTTGCGCGACCTGCTTCGGGAGGCAAAGTCAACCTTGGATTTTTTTAAAAACTGGGGAGAATCGCTCAATGCTGTCATAGGCTATAGTCCTGCGGCTGCCTCGTGGGGGCCGATGCTGGAGGTTATGGGAAAAATTGATGCAAAGTTGGCGGAAAAATAAAAAAGCCACCCTATAGGTGGCTCTTCACTCGCTCTAACGGAGGCCGCACTTAAGGGGCGCTACCAGTGAGCGGGGTAATTAGGCGGCGATTCTTTCCGCGTCTTTCGATTGGGTGCAATCCTCCTTCACTGCAGCCTTTTCATTGGCAAGCTGAACCGCTATACGTTTGTACTCCGCTTCAGCAAATCGCTTGAGCGCATCGCGCATCAGCGGCTGATAGCCAACACAATGAAACTTGGCGATGAACTTAAAGTCCTCGATCAGTTCCTTGTTCAGTCGGATGGATATTGCCTGCAACCCAAGGGCTTCATCCACCTTTTGCTCCAAGTCCTTAGGGGCACGTTTTGCATGTGCGGCATCTCGACCAAGCGCGCCAGATTCCCATGCCTCTGCTGTGCCTTCGATTTTTGCCGTTTTACTCATCATATTCTCCAAGTGATTCAAGTGACTTTCTACTTTCCTTCGTCTTCGTAAATTTTGACCTCGTCTTCGTTGGGTTCGTAGGCGGACTTCAAGTAGATATTTCCATCTCGGTAAACAAAAACAATTTTGAGTAGTCGTCCTCGGTTGGTTTCTGCAATAAACCAAAGCGAGGGTGGATCGGTCCGATGATCTTCGCGATCATCGATTAGGTTGACTCCACATCTGTTGTCGAAGCATTGATCCACTTCCTCGACCGTAACGGCATGCTTCTTATCGAGCTTGTTGTCTATGCGTGTAGTGACAATAATAGAGCGCATCCGTTCCCTTTTACGTATATACAAAATATAGGGCAATAATTGCCAAAAATCAACTGCGTTTTTTGCAATGTTGCGAAAACACTTGTTGACAGCCCCAATTTGCTTGCAACGTGGTATGCGCCACTAACGGAACTCAAGATTATACCTGTATATACGGATGATCTTGAAAAAACTCAAAAGCACGCGCTTTTTGCGCATCCCGCCCACCACGAGCAGCCCAGCTACTTCCTGATCTCAACAACCGTATCAGGCACCTTCTGAAGGTTCGGCCTTTGGTTTGCCGGGTCGTTTCGATCTACGCACAGGAATGTGACTTCGGATTCCACGGGAGTCCAGCCTTGCGCCCCTTGGGAGCCAACATTGCTGATCACCATTACCTTACCCTTGGATTGGCAAAATTCATTCGCCTTTCTGATGCCCAGAGCCCTCATTTCCGTATGGCTCCGCATCCCACCCCTATCGGTGGCACCAATCATGTAAGAATCTTTGCCGATTGGTGTAACCCCTGAAATTGTGGTGCAGCCCGAAAGAAAGGCTGCAATAGCTATTGCGCTATATTTTTTCATTTTCAATAGCAGCTCACATTACCGTAAAGATCCTTGCTGCATCGCTGCTGCCCATACCCAGAATTCCGCTGCTGATCATAGGGGTTTACGGTGCCGGACTGGCCGGTGTAGGGATTGGTGTTTCCTTGCGTACTGTAGTTGTTGTAGGGGTTCGAGTCCGGCGCAGTGCGATGGTGGCCTTCGACGTAAGTCCCGTTCTTTGTAGTATGCGGCTGCACATATACATCACGAGCAAACGCTGACCCGGCCAGCAAAACAAATAACACGATTGCGTATTTCATGGTTTTCTTTCTTAATCGGCAAGAAGGCGTGCCGTTGCGCCAGTTTCTTGCCGGAATTACACCGTAAACCGCATAAAACAACATCCCATATTTATGGGGTGCTATCTTCTTCTAGCTCCCCGTTCCCTATTTTGATAAAGATGCGCTCCGGGCCGTAACGCCGCAACAGCTCTCCGATCAGCTCGCCGTCGGCGAACTGGGCCAAGTCATTGCGCGCACGCAAACTTTCTTCGAGCCGCTCCACTATCTCAGAATTCAATGACCAGTCGCGACTTCTCTTCTTCTCTTGCACGATTGAGGCGAGCTTCTCTTTTAAGTCGGGCTGAAGCCGAAGCCCATATGGTGGTATGTCCTTGTATCTCATCGCGCAGAGGGTACCTATTAAGGACCCTCTGCAACAGCTACGCCGGTGTAGAAGTATAAGGCAACTAATGCTAAATTTGTCGCTCTAAAAATCCAGTCTGCGCGGCATGGTTTTATGATGGAATTTAAAATATACTGTGTTTATATACAGTATTAAGAGCAAACGATGTTTGCGTAAATTGTTTTTTGCGTAACTTTGCTTATTTTTAAACCTTCAGAATTCTTGTAAGAATCTCTTGCATGCCAGCGGCATGTACTAGCCCCATAGAAGAGGTGGGGCGATTCCGGCAAAGGAGTGTATATGCTGACGCAGCAGGAGAGGGTTAAGCTCCTTGGGGAGCTGACAAGGCTGGCCCCAAAAATGAGCGATGACGATCTAAGGGTTGCCGCTGGATTTGTAAGGGACTCCGTAAAAGAAAATCCGCATCAAAATGGGCGACTTAGACTAGCTTATCCCGTTCCTCTGGGTGTTCGTCGGTAGCCGCCGTTTCAACATTTTCCGCTATTCTTAAAATTTGCTGTTGTCCGATCTCGCTTGAGCGCCAGTATATGTAAACAAGGCGCTGAAACCTTGCCAATGCAGCTTCATTTACGCTGTCATCTTTGATGGCGCTGTTAGATGCGGGCTCTGTAATTGATGTGGCAAGGCGGGGGCTAATTTTTTGTGGGCTCGCATTTATGTGTTTACATATTGCAAACAAGACTTTTAAATTCAGCGGTAGGATGCCACGCAAATATTGCCCAACAGCACTTTGCGAGCCAATTCCAGAGACCCTCCCGAGCCAGCCCTGAGATGCCCCTTTGTTGTCGCGCTTATAAGCTTCCCAAGCGGCGGAAAGCCGCAGGGCTTCCGCTTTTTCCTCTGGGGTGAGTTCTCTCCGCCTTTTCTTCTCTTCCGTCATATAGCAATTCTATAAGCGCGGCTAATCGCGATAAAAAGTTCTTGAAAAGCACTGCTTATAATGTAGAATAGAAGCAATGCTACTTTTAAGGCTGGAAATGCACCTCGAAGAATTTAGAAAGAAGCGCGATTTATCTCAGCATGAGTTTGGATTGCGGCTCAATCCGCCCGTATCTCAAAGCCTGGTTAGTCAATGGGAGTGTGGCGAAACACGCGTGACTCTTGACTATGCGCTTGAGATCGGAAGGGCGACCAACAACGAGGTCACTCCCGAGGATTGCGCAAGCATGTACATCGACCGCGCAGAAAAAAAGGTTTTTTAGGGGCGAATTTGAAGCGACCTCCCATATGGAGCCGCTCTTTTTTACGCCCAAACACTGAAGTTTGATGTAACGCATAAGCGGGAACTTTTTAGATGAGTCATGAGTTTTCATGACTCGATTTTGTAAGTGCTTCAACCTGTAATTCAACCTGCAATTCAATTGTATTTATCTATATGAAGCACTCCGAACCCAAATATCGCAGGCAATTTACCGCTCAGCGCGCAAGGGCGAAAAACCGTGGGATCGAATGGCTCTTTACGTTCGAAGAGTGGATGCGCGTTTGGACTGACTCCGGGAAATTACATTTGCGCGGCAAGGGCGCAGGCAAGTATGTGATGAGCAGACAGGGCGATGTTGGCCCCTACAGCGCTGAAAACGTAACGATTCAACTTTACGAAAAGAACTGCGCAGATGTGAACAAGAACCACGCGGACAAGTGTTTTGGCCCTAGGCGCTGCGGGAAGGGGCGGGGAAGTTACCGAGTTGTTCGAGGAGGCCGCGTCACATTCCTGTCGAGATTCAGGGGGAAGTATTTGGGTGTTTTTGATACAGCGGAAAAGGCTGAGTTTGCATATAGATCTGCTGTTGTTATTTACGAATCATCGAGAGAAAAAAAATGAGAACGCAAAGGGAGATGCCTTTCATTCAGGCGCTGAAGAGTCCGCAGTTTGCGCCGCAAAGCGTGATCGACGGCTTCGACAGCTACCGCGATGCCGTGATCTGGTGTTGGGAAAACCGGGTCAATGTCGGCGCTGGCGAAAAGATGGATCAAGCCATGTGCGCGAACCTGCTGAGCCTGCATACACCGCACATGTCCCGTTGCGTCAATCGCGACACAAATGCCCCCATGAATCTGTCGCCCGACCATCTGCCGGACTTTGAAGCGTATTGCGGCTGGTACGCGGTAAGCCAGTACTTGGCATCCAAGGCGCAATTCACATTCATGGAGCAAGTTATTTCAGAGCGGAGAGCATCTGCATGAAGCTGAAACCTATCAGTTTTTACGCCATTTATAAGGACGGCCTCGTTCTGCTGAATGGTCACGAGTTCCACGCAAAAGATCGCCAACTGGTTGTGCATAAGACGCGCCCCGCACTTCTCCCTGCCGACAAGTTTTACAAAATCTCCGAATTAACGGCGGGATTCGCCGTACCGATTGAGCATACGACCATCAGATCGCAGGCAGTGCGACTCGCCATTTCTGCGATGGGCGACATAACAGACGAAGCATGGCGGCGCGAAATCTCCCGGCATCTTGCGATTGCCAAAACGATGACTGTAGTGGAGGGCTAATCCATGAGCGAACTACGCCGTCTCGAAGAGTTGAAGGCCGACGCAATCCGCGCCGCCGAAGAAAACCTGAATCCAGAAATCGAAATGCAGAAGTACGAACCGAATATCCAATGCATCTGGTTCAACGAGTACTGCAAAAGACTGACTGAGATCGAGAAGGCGGCTATCGCTGCCTGAGCAACCAAGTTTTATTCGAACGCTGAAGTTTAGGGAGACGGCATGAAGACGAACGTTTCTAAAACAAGTATCTCCGCTTATTACGAGCGCGTCATCCCCGCTTTGGCAGAAACACAGAACAGTCGCGTGATGGCCGTCATTCAGCCCGGTAAAAACTATTCACTGTGCGAACTGATGGCGCTTGTTCCCGGCGTCGACAAATCCAGCATGTCCCGCGTCGTCAATGGGCTGCGCGCCGCAAATCGGCTTGAGCCTGCGCCAGATCGTAAATGCACGGTAAGCGGCGTGACGATTACGCCTTCACGGCTGCCGGTGAAGCAAAAGGAGCTGTTCGCATGAGCGCAATCATGGGCACCTTCGTCAAGATCGGAACGATGGCCGATGGTACGCCGCGCCTTGTTCTTGACCTGCAATGCAGCCTCTCAGAGGTCGCTGCAATGGATCTTATCCCCGGGGTGCCGCTTGCTGTTGCGCGCCTGACCAAGGAAGCGGCCGGCAAGCCAGGGCCTCAAGCACCAGAAGAGCCAAAAGAGAAGCCTGGCCAACTTTGTTTGATGGCCTGCACGTTTTGCGCCGATGCCGAGTTTAGAAAATGGCTTGGCGTCGATACGGAAGCGGAGGCAAAAGAGTTAATTCTGGAGAGCTGCGAAATCACATCCCGCAAAGAGCTGGACACCAATCACAAGGCTGGGCAGTGGTTTTTGAGTGCGTATCGCGCCCCATTCCTAGCCTGGAAGGAAGCGAGGCGGGCGGCATGACGGTTAGGCTAACAAAAAAACAGCAAGCCGTCCTTGATTACATCAAGACGCACATCAAGGAGCGCGGGTTTCCCCCGACGCAGGCTGAAATTACACAAGCCTTCGGGTGGAAATCATACAACGCGGCATATGACCACTTGCGAGCCATGCGGCGCAGAGGGGTGATAACCATCGCTCGCGGAGTTGCTCGCGGAATCTCCATTGTGGGCGGGCAAAACCAAGAAGAAATGGCAAGCGCATTGAAAGTGATTTCAACGTGGGCCTTGTATGACCACGAAAACGGAGTACGAAAAGCCCTGGACCCGAAGCATGTTCTCGATCTGTGCCGCAAAGCGCTAAAAATAGAGGTCGCCGCATGATCTCCACCACAACAAGAAAAAAGCCGACAAAGCGAACATGCAAAAACCGCGCATGCAGAAACAAGTTCGAGCCAGACCCACGACACCCATTCGTGGTGGCTTGCTGCGAGGGGTGCAAGATCATTCTGGCGAAGCAGCACATCCAGAAGATCGAGGCAGCCAGAGAACGAAAGGCACGCAGGGAAGCCAAGGCGCAACGCATGGCGGACAAGGAAAAGCTTCTTCAGCTCCAGCCGCTTGAATATTTCCACAAGCTGGCAGAGAAGGCCTGCAATGCCTATATCCGAGCTAGGGATGCGAATGACCCCTGCATATCCTGCCAACGAACGAACGCTGAAAAATGGGACGCTGGGCATTACGTGGCCGTTGGCGCAAACAGAACACTACGGTACGACGAAGACAACATCCACAAGCAATGCTCGAGACCCTGCAACAAGGACAAGGGTGGCAATTCCATCGAGTACCGCAAAGGGTTGCTCAGGAAGATTGGCATTACCCGAGTTGAGCGCCTGGAAGGCTGGCATGCGCCGCACAAATGGACACGCGAGGAATTGCTCGAGATTCAGGCTTATTACAAGGCCAAATTGAAGGCGCTGAGTAATAACAAGGGAGTGAGGGAGTGATAGTCGATCCAGATTTCCTAGACCATTGGCGCACTCGCATGGTATTCGACGCGCTCGGTGAAGATGAGCTTGTGCCGCTTTATGTGTTGCGCATTTGGGCGCACTGTCAAAGCAGGAAGGCAATGCGTTTCGAGATGCCATCCGCTGGCTTGAAATCTCTTTGCCGCTACAAGGGTGACGCCGTGCTGCTGGAAAAAGCAATGATCGACGCCGGATTTATCGAGCGAGACGGAAGCGATATTTGCGTGCCGAAGTGGGGTGAGCATAACGCCAAACTGATTGCAAATTGGAAAAACGGGGCAACCGGTGGACGCCCATCAAAAACCGACGAAGAACCCAGCGATAACCCAAATAAAACCCAAACTAAACCCACAGAAACCCAAGCGGAACCGATAGAAGAAGATAGGACTAGAGAAGATTCGAATAAACCTTCTTCTAAAAAAGCAGAGGCCACGCAACGCGCTTCGCGGTTGCCTGCTGACTGGGTGGCTCCAAGCGAATACATCGAATTTTGCAAGAAAGAGCGTCCAGACCTTCACCCGATCTTCATGCAGGACAAGTTCCGCGACTACTGGTCCGGGGTGTCTGGCAAGCAGGGGTTGAAGTTGAATTGGTTTGGAACGTGGCGCAATTTCATCCGAAGCGAAAGGGCGCAACCACAGGCCAGAGGATCACCCGCCAGACCGGAAAAATTCGACCCCGTAGCCCATGTAAATCGAAACAGGAATATTCGACATGAACGCACCATTGACATCGACGAATCTGGCGAACCCATTTAGCAAATGGTTCGAGGTTATCCCATCGCTTGGCATCTCGATGATGGATCACTTGTTCAATCGCTTGGATGGAGCGTATCCGCACAAGTGGCGCTCGAATTTCCCGAATCAACAGGCAATCGATAACTGGTGCGAATCATGGGCGGAAGCGTTCGAGGAGGAAGGCATCACGCCGAACGATGTGAAAGCTGGTTTGAAGGCCTGCCGCAGTCGGTATGACTGGCCTCCATCCTGTGCTGAATTCATCAAAGCATGCAAGCCATCCGTTGATCCGACTGTTGCCTACTACGAAGCCGTCAACGGCATGCAGGCCCGCGAGAAAGGCAAGAAGGGTGAATGGAGTCATCCCGCTATTTTCTGGGCGGCAGTGCAGGTAAGTGCCCATGACCTGAAACATCAGGGCTACTCACAACTCAAGGGGCGATGGGAAAAGGCGCTATCCGACGAAATGGCAAAAGGTGAGTGGGTGGCAGTTCCTGACGCGTTGGTCGCGTTACCCGCACCCGGAAAAAGTGAACTATCCCGCGAACATGCAACGCGCATGGTCAACGAATTGAGGGCAACGGAGACGATTAAATCTTCCGATGATGGCATCGATCACAAGCGATGGGCAAAGAGAATTATTGAGCGTTTGCAGCAAAAAAATCATGGACTCAGTGCATTGCAAATTCGCTTTGCCAATGAGGCATTAAACACCAAAGCAGCATAGCAAACGAAAGGGGAAGGAAATGACACAAAGTGAATTCATCGACAAGGTAATCAACGAACTGAATTTAAAGAACGACGCGGCATTGTCTCGCATGTTCGAGGTTGCGCCGCCAGTCATCAGCAAGATCCGGCACAACAGACTGCCGGTCGGAGCAACCATACGCATCAAGTTTCACGAGGCAACCGGATGGAGCTTTCCGAAGATGCGGGAAATGTTGGGAGAGGGAAAAGCAAACTAGCTGCCGCATGACCACTCCTCCTGCTGCCTGCCGCTTATGCCATTTAGCCCAATCAGGCCCCGGCTGCGCAGTCGATTACAGATGTGTTGGCTGCTGCATTCGATTACTTGGCAGGCTGCATTCTCGGGAAATGGTAGCAGGAGTATTACGAAGCATCGAGCGCATCACACAAGACATGCCAGGGCATATCGAACGGGTACGGGAAGAGTGGAAAAACTACGTTGAAGGAGGGCGCAAGAAATGAATGAGACGGTAACGCAGTTATTCGGGATGAATGAGAAGCCGGTGCATGTGGGGGTTTATCGGATAGAAGACTTCTTTGGAAACATCTTGTTCAGTAAGTGGAATGGGGAATACTGGTGTTCAAACTCGCCGCACAAATATCTTGCGGCGCTAGCAAACCTTCGAAGCGCCTCCTGCTATGGAGCTTCTATTATCGGCTGGCGCGGCCTTGCCCATAAACCGAAAGCAAAGTAATGAGCATCCCAACTACCCGCAACCTGACGGATTTTTACGAAAGAAGCACATGAAATACGCAAGCATTCTTGTCACTGGTGCCACTGGATTCTTTGGGCGAGGGTTTGTCAGGGCGGTGCTTGAGCAGAAATTGACGAATCGCATTTGCGTGTTTTCTCGTGACGAGTTCAAGCAGTCTCAGATGCGCAAGGAGTTCAACGACGATTCTCGGCTTCGCTGGTTTGTGGGCGACGTTCGAGACTGCAATCGGCTAATGCGAGCAATGGATGGTGTTGATCTGGTAATTCATGCGGCGGCGTTGAAGCGTGTCGAAGTTGGGGAATATTGTTCGGATGAAATGGTGAAAACAAATGTAATCGGATCGATGAATGTAATTCAGGCATCGATTGAGGCGAAGGTTAAAAAGGTTGTCGCGCTATCGACAGACAAAGCTTGTGAGCCGGTAAATGCTTACGGCGCATCGAAACTTATTTCGGAAAAACTCTTCCTCGCCGCGAACAATGCGCGCGGCGCGAATGGCCCGCGCTTTGCGGTGTGCCGGTACGGGAATGTATCTGGAAGCACCGGCTCTGTGATCCCGACTTGGCGCGACATCATCAAATCAGGCGGAGCAGTTCCGGTTACTGATCCTGATTGCACGCGCTTCTGGATGACGCTCGATCAAGCCGTTCGTTTGGTGCTCAACACGGCAAATTCGATGGTGGGAGGTGAGTTGGTTATCCCTGATCTGCCAGCTTACCGGCTTGGTGATCTGGTTACGGCAATGGGTGCCAAGGCTCGCGTCATCGGCCTTGGTGCTGGAGAGAAGAGGCACGAAAGCATGATCCCTGGTGATACCAGTGAAAATGCGCGCCGAATGACGATTGATGAAATAAAGGAGGGGTTGACGCATGTCTAGGAACCCGCATCAGGTAACTGCTGAGTTTGAAGTTGCTCTATGTGAATACACCGGAGCAAAGTATGCGGTGGCCGTGAATAGCTGCACGATGGCACTTCTGTTGGCGGTGCGCTGGCATGTCATGAGCCACTGTACTGATGGTGTGAACATTCCTCGTCGCACATATGTTTCAGTGCCCATGTCAATTATTCATGCGGGGGAGTGGCCGGAGTTTCGTGATGAAGATTGGGTCGGCTCCTATGAACTAAAGCCGCTGAATGTCTGGGACTGCGCCAGAAGTTTTACCTCCGGCATGTACATCTCAGGACAGATGCAATGCGTCTCCTTTCATGCCTCAAAAACGCTCGGCCTCGAACAGGGTGGCGCGATCCTTCACGACGACGACGAGGCGGATGCGTGGTTCCGCAAGGCGCGTTTCGATGGTCGCACCGAGGGAGTGACTCCCAAGGATGACCATTTCGACATGATCGGCTGGCATTGCTATATGAATCCAAGCACAGCAGCGCAGGGGCTTCTGAAACTACATTCTCTGCCGAAGCACAATCAACCACTTCCCAATGATGACTATCCAGACTTGAGTCAAATGGAGATTTTCAAGTGAGCCAAAAAAGCGTGCAGGTGGCGGTAAAGGGTGAGGATGGGAAGGTCATTCTCAAGTTCGACCGCGACATAAATTATCTCGAAATGGAGCCGCAGAACACGTTCGATATTGCAGAGGCGATGTGCTCTGCTGCGTTTGAATGTCGTGATGGCGTAAAACCAGTCGGCACTGCGTTGAAAGCGGAACTGGTTGAGCGGCACAGGATGAGGCTTACACAGAGGCTTTCTCTGGTAATGAATGGTTCGCGTGAAAACAGGACTATCAGCAATGCGAAGCTGGCACAACAACTGGTGGATATTTGTCTGGCTGAGGTGTTCTGATGACGTGCATTGCAATCATCCCGGCAAGAGGTGGTTCTCGTCGGATACCGCGCAAGAACATACGCGAGTTTCACGGGAAACCAATCATCGCTTACAGCATTGAGTGCGCGCAGCAAGCTGGAATATTTAACAGCGTGTATGTAAGCACAGAGGATGAGGAGATTGCCGACATAGCGCTGCAGTTCGGTGCCGAAGTTCTAAAACGCCCCCCGCATCTTTCTCACAACCACATTGGAACGCAGGAAGTCATGCAGCAGGCGTTACATGATCTGGATGCGAACGGTTCCGCCTGCTGTATCTATCCATGTGCGCCGATGCTCTCTTCCGAAACGTTGCGCAGAGCAAAGAAGATGCTGACGCCGGGCGTGCCGTATGTCGTTCCTGTGGCGACTTGGCTGCGCGACCCGGGGCAGTTCTACTTCGGAAGTGTTAATGCTTTCCTCTTTGGCGCGGCCCTGCATACGACCGGAACCAGAATGCTGTGGATCGATCCCGCCACAGAATGCGACATCAATACAGAAGAAGACTGGAAAAGAGCGGAACAAATGTATCTCAATTTGAAAGGACAACAATGAACGAGCAGGAGCGGTTTTGGAGTGGAGACTTCGGCAACGATTATTTGAGGCGAAATCAGGTTGACTGGACGGCGCGTATTCCATTCTGGGCGGATGTGATTGGCACAACCGGCGCTCGCTCTGTGCATGAGGTTGGCTGTAATGCTGGGTGGAACCTGTCTGCAATCCGTAGTCCATATCCAGATGTGCAGTTGTCTGGTAACGACCTGAACGAAAGTGCCGTTGCGCAGGCGCGATCTGCCGGTTTGCGTGCGTTTGTTGGCAGGGAAATATGCCCGTCGGAGATGATTTTTACTTCCGGCGTCTTGATTCACGTGGCCCCTGAATACTTGGCTGAAACAATGAGAAGCATTGTAGACGCCAGCTACCGCTATGTTCTGGCAATTGAATATGAGGCAGATAAAGAAGAAGAAATTGAATATCGCGGCCATACGGGGAAACTCTGGCGTCGCCCATTCGGAAAACTGTATCAGGACATGGGGCTGAATCTTGTTAAGGAGTGGGATTCCGGTCCGGCGTTCGACCGTTGCACGGCTTGGCTTCTGGAGAAATAACCATGATCCAGCATCACATTAAGGCAATCATCCTCGCTATGTATGCTATTCGCTCACGCAAATCCGCCTGCGCGTACTTGCAAGACTATCAGTGGAGAAATGCATCGCCATTGTTGCGGTTCCAGATGTTGTATCGAGGCTTTCTCAGTCGTTATGTAATTACGTGGTACGGCGGGCTATCCGTTGGAGACAAAATCACCATAGCGGATAGTGGATGCACAGCCCCACGTTTCATCTATCTTGTTATTGAGCCTGCCTACAAGATTGGTAATCGTAAGTGGGTTCCGGCGCGCATGATATTTGTGGGGCACGATTACGAGCCGGGAAACACTCGCGTTTTGAATGGGGATGATTATTACAGCATGTATCACTACGACACTGGCCCCATGGGAAAAAAGAAATGATCCGCTGCAAAACCTGCTGCATGCCAGATACCCGGCCAGACACTCCGTTTATTGATGGCGAATGTTCAGCCTGCGTATCGTATAAGAGACGCCCGACGATTGATTGGGATGCGCGCAAGACTGAACTATTGGCCCTGCTGGATCGCCATGATGGGCGCTGCATTGTCCCAAGTTCAGGGGGTAAGGACTCCACCTATCAGGTCATTACGCTGCAAGAGTTGGGCGCTGATGTGACTGTGGTTACCGCAAGAACTTGTCACCTGACAGAGATTGGCCGAAAGAATATCGACAATCTTTCCCGGTATGCCAGAACAATTGAGGTTGTACCCAACATGACTGTGCGCGCCAAGCTGAACCGGCTGGGGCTTGAGATGGTGGGAGATATTAGCTGGCCTGAGCACTGCGCTATTTTTACGACGCCATTCAAAGTTGCGCGGGATCTCGGAATCAATCTGTTGTTTTATGGGGAGAACCCGCAGGATCAGTACGGCGGTCCAATGGGAAGCGAAGATGCAAAGCAGATGACGCGCCGCTGGGTCAGTGAGTTCGGCGGCTTTCTCGGACTTCGGCCCGCCGACTTCATTGGTCTGGAGGGGATTACCGAAAAGGACATGCAGGACTATGCGCCAATCGATGTAACAAGCCTTGGTATCGAGGCGCATTTCCTCGGCCAATACATTGAGTGGAATTCACGTCGAAATGCAGAGGTTGCGCAAAAAGCCGGGATGAAATTGGCGCTTCCTACTCCGGGTAACCGGTGGGGGTTCGAGAATCTGGATAACGCGCAAACAGGCCTCCATGACTGGTTCGGGTTTCTTAAATATGGCTATGGTCGCGGCTGCGCTCAGATCAGTGTTGATGTTCGGGCTGGCCTGATCAGTAGAAACCATGCAATGGCGTTTGTGGATGCGCAAGACCATCTTTTCCCGCACCAGTATGCAGGGGTGCATGTGAATGATGTTCTTGACCGGATTGGAATAACAATGCCGCGCTTTCGGGAAATTGAAGAACGATTCAAAAACCGGAGCATCCATGCTGGCTAAACGCGTTATTCCAACACTCCTGCAGCGCGGCCACACCCTTGTAAAGGGCGAGCGATACAACTCATGGCGCTCTGTTGGTGTAGCCCAGCAGGCAATGCGTATTCATGCTGCCCGTGGTGTGGACGAATTGATTTATCTCGATATTGCAGCCACCCCGGAAGGACGCGGCCCCGATTTCAAGATGGTGGAGCAACTGACGAAGGATTTTTTCGTGCCCATCACAGTGGGCGGCGGGGTTCGCTCTGTTGAGGATGTGCGGGGGCTGCTGAATGCGGGGGCGGATAAGGTGGCTATTTGTACGGCTGCGATTGAAAATCCTGAATTGATTCGCGAAGCCTCACAGAAGTTCGGAAGACAAGCAATCTGTGTATCGGTTGATTATCTTGGGCCGCGAGTGGTTGGGATGTGCGGTCACGATGTTTTCAGGAAGGAGGGGCTGATTGGTCACATCAAGAACATGGAAAGGCAGGGCGCTGGAGAGGTTCTGCTTTCCAGTGTTGAGCGCGACGGCACCATGCAAGGGTATGACATTGATGCGATCAAGGCCGTATCTGATGCTGTAGACATCCCCGTTATTGCTTCAGGCGGATGCTCTGGTTATGAAGATATGCACCGCGCCCTGAAGGCGGGCGCTTCTGCGGTAGCGGCTGGCGCATTGTTTCAATTCACTGACTGCACACCAAGGGGTGCGGCGGAATACTTGAAGGCCAAAGGATGGGAGGTGCGGACATGAAACTCGTTGACGTGTACGACAGACTTCCGCATTCAACCGCTTCACTCTTGAGCCTGCTGGCCGAGCGCAGACCGGAAGAGTCGATCAGCCACAAGATCATACCGGACAAGATTTCTCACGCTAGTTTTGTTCTATCTAGACCATATCTGGCTTGGTACATGATCGAGGTTGGCGGATTTTGGGTGGGCGCCATCTATCTATCGCACCAACGTGAAATTGGTATCGGCATTTTTAACGAGCGTCGCGGCAATGGGTATGCAACCAAGGCAATTCGGCTTTTGATGAAAAAACATCCCGGCAAGTTCCTTGCGAATATCAACCCGGCGAACCAGAAAAGCATCGATCTGTTTGCCAAGCTTGGCGCTCGCCACATTCAGAATACCTACGAGATGCAATCATGAATCCTTTTATCGTTGCTGAAATGTCGGCAAACCATCTCGGCGGTCTTGAGCGCGCACTGGCTATTGTGGATGCTGCCGCAGATTCTGGAGCAGATGCCGTAAAACTCCAGACATGGACGCCGGATACGATGTGTATTGACCATGACTACACACTGGATTCCGGGTCATGGAAGGGCAGAAAACTGGTTGATCTATACCGTGAAGCATGGTTGCCGTGGGAGTGGCACAAACCCATCTTTGATCGAGCAAAAGAACGGGGCATAGAGTGCTTCAGTGCGCCGTTTGATCGGGAATCGGTGGATTTTCTCGAAACACTCAACTGCCCACGGTACAAAATCGCCAGTTTCGAGCTTACCGACATCCCATTGATTCGGTATGTGGCGAGGAAAGCGAAGCCAATTATTCTATCTACAGGCATGGCTATGGGGGTGGAAATTTGCGATGCACTCTCCGCCGCACGTGAGGGCGACCGGAATCCGTTCCGCTCAACCATCTGGAATGACGTGACATTGCTGAGATGCGTTTCAGCATACCCGTCCAGCGCGGAAGACGCGAATTTGGCTGCAATGCAGGGTTTGCGCTGGTTTGACTCGCGCGGTGATGTCAAATTCGGGCTGTCTGATCACTCCCCTGGAGTAGGTGTGGCCGTCGCTGCCGCCGCCTTTGGCGCATCAATTATCGAAAAGCATTTAACCCTGTCCCGTGCTGATGGTGGACCAGACGCTGGTTTCAGCATGGAGCCTGCTGAATTCAAGCAGATGGTGATTGAATGCCGAAGAGCGGCAGCGGCCATAGGCAAGATCAAATACGGCCCCGGACCAAACGAATCAACCGCATTACGCCGTTCAATCTGGATATGCAAGGACATCGAAGCCGGAGAAGTCATCACTGAGCAGCATCTATGCACTGCACGCCCCGCGCTCGGCCTTCCTCCGTCAATGACGGGCGAAATCATCGGAGCGCGTATTAACCGTAACGCAAAGCGCGGGGAGCCTCTGAAAGGAGAAATGCTGTCATGACACCAGCAGTCGATTGGTTCCGCGTCATTACTCAACTACAGCGTGCCGGGATGGATCACGGCCAGCAAGCGCGGGAATTGGGGGTATCGCGAAGAACGATCGGCAACTGGCAGCAGGCTATTTGTGAGCCGTCGCACTCGAAAGGGGAGGCGCTCCTGGAGATTTACAGGAGCGTGATCAGGTCGACGTAGACCATTCGACGCAAGAAGCTTGTAACAACATCCATCCATAACAACATTGATTCCACGCTTGCGAATGGCAAGATTTTTCGTGGCGCAAAACGCAGAATCAAATCGTTGTCTCCATCTCCGTTCCCGTTTTGGGCCATGACCGTGAGGCGTGGCCCTTTTTTCCATGAGCAAAGCAGAAAAGCACGTTGTTGACTGGGAGGCGGTCGAACTCGACTACCGCGCGGGTGTGCTCACGTTTTCTCAAATGGCAACGCAACACGGTGTCAGCAAGGGGCGCATTTCTCAGGTCGCAAAAGAAAAAGGCTGGACGCGCGATGTGTCCGCAAAGATCCGCGCAAGGGTTGAGGATCAGCTTAACAATGCCGCCCTAAACGGCTCTGTAAACGATTCGCTAAACGCTAAACAGGAAGCGACTGAGCAGGAAGTCATCGAAGCAAACGCCCACGCGATCACGCAGATCGTTCTTGGGCACCGAACAAAGATCACAAAGGCGCAGCGCATCGTTGATTTGATGCTTGATGAACTCGATCATCAAACGCTTTCACGTGATCTGTATGAACAACTCGGCGAATTGATGCTCAGCCCAGATGAAAAGGGCATGGACAAACTCAATGAGATTTATAGCAAGTCAATGGCGTTGCCGTCACGAGTTGGAAACGTCAAAGCCCTGTCCGAGACACTCAAGAACTTGATTTCGCTTGAGCGCCAGGCATTCAACATCGACGGCACGCGTGATGGCGATCCATCGCAACCGGATAGCGTGCCAGTCATAGAAGCTGCCCGCCGCATGGCATTCCTTCTGACCGCAGGCGCTGCACAGATCGATAAGGAAAAATCATGAGAGCGTATGGCGTACTCCACCCCACAGACCTCGTTCCACTCCCGCCGGATACCGTCAACACCTTGCTGATTGCTGGCAGCAGCGGTCAAGCGATGGACTGGCCTGCGAATACGCAGATTGCACGTCTGTCCGGCGTAACTACTGCAGGCGCGGCTCTGAACTTCATGGCGAATCTTTTCAGCACAGCCTGCTCCGCCCCATCGAGCGGATCGAGTGCATCAAGTAGCGGCGTCAATCATCCCGTCATGGGCAGCGCAACGTTTCAGATTCCAGGTGGGTCAACAGGATTCTCCGTGGCTGCGCTGACCAGTGGTTACGTAATGGTGGAGTGCTGGCGCAAATAGTTTATCCGGGAGGGGGAACCGTACCGGCGCGGCACACCGGACCACTCCGCATCAATAGCACACAGCACAGGAGAACATCATGGCTTCACTACTTGAAACACTTCGCAGCAGCATCAAAACTTCCCTCTACGGTCGCCGTGTAGGTTTGGACAACGACGGCTATCTCGTTGGCCCTCCGTCTATCAAGGTTCAGGTAGAGGACATTACAACAACCAGTGCGACGACAGCATCAGCATACGGTTACACCAAGGTATCCGGACTGGCTTCTTCGCAGGGGCCCGTACAGCACAACTTGCCCCACCCGGTTGTTGGCGTTGAGAAGACGCTGATTCTTGCCTGCACGTCTACTGGATCGCAACAGTTCTTGTGTCAATCCGGGGAATCGATTGTGTCCGCCTCGGACGGCTCGACCAAGGCGCTGATCAATCTGCTTGGCCCGGGCGGCTCCATCACATTGGTTGGCGTGACCACTTCGCAGTGGGCTGTTCGTGGTGGTGCTGGCTATTCGAGCACAGCGCTGGCGCAGAACGTCAGCTACACCACATCGACTTAATCAGCCCTGGAGGAGGGGTATATCGCATGAAAATCGCACTCGTTGGAAGCGCGCCAAGTTCGATCAGGCTTGCTCCGTACAAAGACCCTGAATGGCAAATCTGGGGTTGTTCGCCTGGCGCGTATGGCGTGGCTGGACCATATGCACATGCGTGGTTTGAGATGCACAGATGGGAGCCGCAGATTCCCGGTCATGTCGGCACTGGGCAAGCGTGGTTCTCGCCGGAGTACGTGGAATTTCTGACGCGATTCAAGGGGCCGGTATTCGTTGCTGATCCCGCTCCGCCTGAGTTGCCGACCGCAGCGGTCTATCCGATGCGCGAAATGATCGACAAGTATGGCCCGTTCTTCATGACCAGTTCGCTGTCGTGGATGTTTGCAATGGCGCTCGAAACGCCGGGTGTTACGGAGATTGGTCTGTGGGGCGTGGATATGTCTGCCGCCGAAGAGTATGGCTATCAGCGCGCAGGCTGTCAGTACTTCATCACGCTTGCGATTCAACGAGGTATCAAGGTCATCGTTCCGCCCGAGTCTGATCTTTTACAACCGGCTTACTTCTATGGCGTATCAGAAACAACGCCAATGATGATCAAGCTCACCGCTCGCAGAAACGAACTGCTGGCGCGCAAGCAGGCTGCAGAGCAGCGTGCGGCACAGGCGCGCGACGAATCCCTATTCATTTCCGGGGCGATTGATGATCTCGACTACATGGTGAAGACATGGGTTGCGCATCAGTCGTTCATCGAGCCGACGCTGGGCAAGACCGGCAATGAAGTTCGCGCATTGCGTCGGGAAGACAAAGACTGACCATGGGCGCCCTCGACGAAATCCTCTCAAAGCTGGAAGCCATGCCGGACAAGCAGCGGCGGGAGGTGACTCGTCAGGTGATGGACATGACGAAGAAGATGCGTTGGGTGCCGAATCCTGGGCCGCAGACGGAAGCGTACATGTCGGAAGCAGACGTGATGCTGTACGGCGGACAGGCTGGCGGCGGGAAGACGCATCTGGAGCTTGGATGGGCTGTCAATCAAGCCGACAGCGGGATCATCTTCAGGCGCGAGCGGACACAGACCGATGGCCTCGAAAAGGAAGGTAAGAAGATCATCGGCGATGCCGCAAGCTTCAACGGTCAAGACCTTGAATGGACATGGCCGGATGGGAAAACACTGAAGCTTGGCGGCATGAAAGATCCTGATAGCTGGCAGGATCATGCTGGTCGTGAGCGCGATTACATGGCCTTCGATGAAGGCGGCGAATTCCTGGAGTCGCAAGTCGCATCCATCATTGCATGGCTGCGTGCAGCGCCGGGAAAGAGAACAAGGGTTGTCATCGGATCAAATCCGCCACGGACAACCGATGGCCTCTGGTTGTTGCGCTGGTTTGCTCCATGGCTGGATGACAAATTCCCCAATCCTGCGACGCCAGGAGAGCTTCGCTGGGCCGTGTATGTAACGGCGGATGGCGAAGGGAAAATGGTGTGGGTGGACGGCCCCGGCACATACGACATCGACGGCGAACAGTACACCGCCAAATCCTACACATTCATCCCCGCAAGCCTGACTGATAACCCGTATCGAAATACGCCAGAGTACCGCGCACAACTTCAATCGCTGCCGGAGCCATTGCGCTCACAACTCCTGTACGGGAAATTTACCGCAGGTCTTAAGGACGCAGCAAACCAGTGCATCCCTACTGATTGGGTGCGCGCAGCGATGGCGCGATGGAAGGAAACGCCTCCTATGGGCGTTCCGATGTGCTCCATAGGTGTTGATTGTTCTGGTGGTGGCGATGACCCGATGGTTATTGCTCCCCGCTATGACGGATGGTTTGCGCAATTTGTAAAAGTCCCCGGAAAGCAGATACCACAGGAAAAGTCAGGCGCTTTTGCGGCAGGCATGGTTCTGGCGGAGCGGCGCGATAACGCATTGATCGTTGTCGACATGGGTGGCGGCTACGGCGGATCGCTGTATGAGCACCTGAAAGATAACGAGATCGAGACGGTTGCTTATAAGGGGGCCGAAGGTACGACGCGCCGCTCAAAGGATGGCAAGCTGAAGTTTACAAACAAGCGCAGCGCAGCCTATTGGGGATTTCGCGAGGCGCTCGACCCCGGCCAGCCGGGTGGTTCTCCCATCGCCTTGCCGCCAGATCAGCGTTTGCTGGCCGGATTGACCGCTCCGACCTTCGAGGTAACTCCGCAGGGCATCAAGGTGGAACCAAAGGTCAAGCACGACACAAAAGGGAAGGTAACGGGTGGCGTGAAGGCAAAACTCGGCTTTTCTCCAGATGAAGCCGATGCCGTTGTCATGGGGTGGTTTGAAGGCCCTCGCGAGATTACCCATGCGCTTGAATGGATTGACCGCCGTGAGCGGCTGCATGGCACACCAAAACTGATTCAAAGCGGACGGCAGCCACTGTCCGCAAGGAGACGCGCATGAGTTCGAGTATTCAGGGAAAGATTATTGATCCAGCCAGAACCATCATGAGCGGAAAGGTGCGGGACTTTCTCGACCCGATTGGATCAATTGCCACCGGCAGAAGTCCCGGCGACGTTCTCAAGATGCAGCTTGACCCATTGAATTTAAGAAGCAAGCTGATGCCATCTAATGGCGCATCGCCACAGGCTTTGGTTTCCGGTCCAAAGACGGCTCCGATTACGCAACAGGCGGCTGCCATTGTTCGCCGAAGAATCCGAGGCCAGCCAATGCAAACCGCTCTGTCTGACCAAGAAACCTTGGGCTGATCATGGTTGAAATTCGCAAGGCGCTGCCTACGGAATGGTTCGATGCCATTTCCAGCCTGATAGAGGAACACTGGATGGAAACAGAGTCCCATCTGGTGCCGACAGGGCCAAACCCGATCATTGCCGCATACAAGGCAATGGAGGATGCGGATTGCATTGTTTCCTATGCTGCCTTCGATGGCGATGCAATGGTCGGTTATGCGGTCGCCTTTGTGATGCCTCACCTGCACTATGGGGTGACATATGCAAATCACGATGTTCTGTTCGTCAAAAAAGAATACCGCCGTGGATCGCTGGCGTTTCGCTTGATGCGTTGCGTAGAAGAGGATGCAATCAAAAGGGGCGCAGGGTTCATGTTGTGGCACGCAAAACCGGGCACGCCTTTTGAGGCAATGCTTCAAAGGTTGCCAGTGGAGGAGAGTGTCTATCGCAAGGAGTTTTCATAATGCCAGCCGCCGTTGTTCCCATCCTTACAGCCGTTGGCAGCGCCGTTGCCACTTCTGTCGTCAGCCGCGCATTAGCGCCTCATCCATCAGGCCCGCCGCCACTGTCAGCGCCGATGACGATGCCCATATCGGATGACGCAGCAGCCCAGCAGGCAAAACAGAAGTCCATTGCATCGCAAGTGGCGCGAAGAGGGCGCGCATCCACCATTCTGACAGGATCGCAAGGCCTGTCAGAAACGCTGGGGTGACCAGATGAACGCCAAGGAACTGGCCGCCCTTGCAACCGATCTCCACAGCAAGAAATCGCCGTTGAATTCGTTGCATCAGGAGATTGCCGAAAATTTCTACCCGGAGCGGGCGGACTTCACAGTTCGCCGCCCTATCGGTACGGACTTTGCAGCAAACCTGATGTCCTCTTATCCGGTTGTCTGCAGGCGAGATCTGGGAGACCAATTCGGCACCATGCTGCGCCCGACAGCAAGGCCGTGGTTCCATGCTGCGCGCAAGTTCAGCTCACCCAACGAAGAGTCGGATAACGACACAAAACGGCACCTTGAATGGTTCGAATCAACGATGCGGCGAGCGATGTACGACCCGCCAGCATTGTTCACTCGCGCTACCAAGGAAGCGGATCACGACTTCGCAGCATTTGGGCAGACCTGCATTTCAGTTGAAATGAACCGCGCTGCGGATGGATTGCTGTTCCGCGCATGGCATCTGCGTGATATGGCATGGCAGGAGAACGAAGAAGGCCAGATCGGATTCATTGCCCGTAAATGGAAACCAACCGCTCAGGCTCTCGATAGGCTGTTCAAGGACAAACTGAATCAAAAGATAAGGGATATTGTCAAGAAAGCGCCGTTCGAGGAAATCGAGGTGCTGCACATGGTCGCCGAAGCGGACATGTATGACGATAACGCAAGGGGCCGTCCGCGCTGGTCCATCTATTGGGATGTAGCGAATGCGTGCCTGATTGAAGCAACGCCGATATGGGGCAAGCATTACATCATCCCGCGCTGGCAAGTCGTCTCTTCGGCGATGTTCGGCTCGCAATACGCCTACTCTCCTGCCGTTGTCGCAGCACTGCCTGATGCTCGCTTGATTCAGGCAATGACCTTCACGCTACTGGAGGTCGGCGAGAAGGCGGCAAACCCGCCAATCATTGCAACAAAAGATGCTGTGCGCTCAGACGTGTCTGTGTTTGCCGGCGGTATTACGTGGGTTGACAACGAATACGACGAGCGTCTTGGCGAGGCATTGCGCCCTCTTACGCAGGATTTTCGAGGTTTCAATTTTGGCGTGCAACTGGCTCAAGATACGCGCTCACTGATTCACAAGGCATTCTTTCTGGATGCGCTGACGATGCCGGAGCGCGCACCGGAGATGACCGCTTACGAGGTCGGTCAACGCGTGCAGGAATACATTCGCAATGCACTTCCGATATTCGAGCCAATGGAGATGGAATACAACGCCGCGCTGTGTAGTGAAACATTTGACCTGATGTTGAGGAATGGCGCATTCGGCAATCCGCAAAGCTGGCCGAAACCACTGCGCAACATGCAAGTTGAATTCAGATTCGAGTCGCCGCTTCATGATGCGATCGAGCAGCAAAAGGGCCAGAAGTGGCAGGAGGCCCAAGCGCTGCTTTCAAATGCCATTGCGCTTGACCAATCTACCGTTTACCTCGTCGACGCAAAAACTGCGCTCCGCGATGCCTTATCTGGTGTGGGCGTTCCCGCCAACTGGATTAATAGTGAACAGGTTGTTGAAGACATGGCGAAACAAGCGAAAGCGCAGCAGCAGCAGCAGCAGCTTCTTGCCGCGTTACAGCAAGGATCGGAGGCGACAGCGAATCTTGCCGGGGCGTCCAAGGACATGGCCGCAGCACAAAGCACAACACCGGCTGGAATGGCGGGTGTTGCATGACAAAGAAGCTTGGCCCGTGGGTTCCAGTCCCCTATGAAGCAGCAGATGCTTCCGCAATACAGGCGCTTCTTATCGGTGAAGCATCCCCAGACCAACAACAACGTGCATTGAAATGGATTATCGAGGTCGCCTCCGGGGTCTATGACATGAGCTTTCATCCCGGAGGCGAAGAGGGACGACGTAATAGTGATTTTTCAGAGGGGCGCCGATTCGTCGGCAATCAAGTGGTGAAACTTACGAGACTGAACGTTTCGGCATTAAGGAGGAAGGAAAATGTCTAAGCAATGGATGCGTTACGTATTACGCGGTGAAGAGGATGGTTCTGGTTCTGGCGGTTCGGCACCCGATGGAGGCGCGGCAGGAACAGCATTGGATGCCGCATCCACAACCAGCGCGCCCACAGGAAGCGCTGACGGCGGCAAGGATGGTGGCAAGAGCGGCGCTGAGGGTGGAGGGAAGGGCGCTGAATCTGGTGTGCCGACATGGCCTGATGACTGGCAAACAAAACTGGCGCGCGGCGATGAAAAGATAGCGAAACAGTTATCGCGCTATACCTCTCCTGAGGCAATGGCCGAAGCATTGATTGCCGCACAAAACCGTATTCGCTCCGGCGAACTGAAATCAGCATTGCCGAAGAACGCAAAGCCGGAGGAGTTGGCCCAATGGCGCAAGGACAACGGCATCCCGGAAGCAGCCGATAAATATGATCTGAAATTCGAAAGCGGTCTCGTAATTGGCGAAGAGGACAAGCCTGTCATTGATGGCTTTCTGAAGGCTGCGCACGATCAGAACTACACGCCTGAGCAGGCAAAGAATGCCATTGAATGGTATTACAAGGAGCAGGAGCGGCAGACAGAACAGCGACTACAGCGCGACGATCAACAACGCACCGAGACAGTTGACGCTTTAAACAACGAATGGGGGCGCGACTACCGCCGCAATATCAACATGATCGAAGGATTGCTGTCGAAATTCCCGGATAGCGTGCGCGATCAATTGAAGGGCGGTCGTCTTGCAGATGGAACAGCTATCTTCAATCATCCGGAAATATTGCGCGGCTTTGCGGCGCTGGCGCTGGAAGCCAACCCGGCAGGAACGCTTGTTCCGTCCGGCAGCGGAGATCCCGCCAAATCCGTAGAGGAAGAGATCGAGAAAATCGAGAAGTCCATGCGCGAAAATCGCACCGCTTACAACAAGGATGAAAAAATGCAGGCGAAGTATCGAGAGCTTCTTGTCGCAAGAGAGAAGCTTGCGAAGCGTGCCGCATAGAGAATGGCAAGATTTTTCAATTCCCATTCCATAACATGAGATCAAGTAGCAGGTATCAATCTGCTGCTTGACTTCACCAGCAGCTCGGCCCCGAACAGGGCTGACGCCAGCCCCCGTAAGGGCCATCCTGGACATCAGCATGACGGCTATCCCGTAGCGATGGTAATCCCACATCGTTTAGGAGACTTTCATGGATACTGCATTCCAGATTCAATACCGCCAGGAGTTCATCCAGGCATTCGAGCAGCATCAATCCCTGCTTCGAGAAACCGTTACCACCGAAGCCGTCGTCAAAGGCCAGCAAGCCGTATTTCTGGTTGCTGGTTCCGGTAGTGCATCGGCAGTCAGTCGCGGCACGAATGGCCGCATTCCGGCTCGCTCAGATAGCAATACCCAAAACACCTGCACGCTGCAGGAATGGCACGATCTGGTTCGCAAAACCGGCTTCAATGTGTTCGCATCGCAGGGCAACCAGCGTTCGATCATGCAAATGACAACGATGGCTGTTCTGAATCGCAAGATCGATGAACTGATCATCAATGAGCTGAACACCGGCACTGTCACAATCGGATCGTCTTCGACCATCCCCAACGTGAATCTATTCCAGAACGGGCGCGTGAAGCTGTCTAACGCCTCTGTTCCGTGGGACTCGAACGTAACTCTCTTGTGCCAGCCGTCTTTCATCGCCTATCTGGAGCAAGCGCCGGAATTCGCCAATGCAGACTACGTTGATGTTCGCCCATATGCAAGCGGAGACGCAAGCTGGAAGGATAAGCCGATGGCTTACCGCTGGAGGAACTGTCTGATCATGGAACACCCGAATCTTCCCGGCAAAGGCACATCGAGCGAAAAATCGTTCCTGTTCCATAAGTCCTCAATCGGCCATGCAATGGACACTGCCGGACTGCAAAGCCCGGTCGGCTACGACCAGGAGCAGGATTATTCCTGGGCACGCGCTTCCGCCTTCATGGGCGCGAAGCTTCTTCAAAATACTGGCGTCGTCGTGGTTACTCACGATGGCTCCGCACTCGCTTAATAGGGGGTAATCATGGCTTACAGCGGATCTACTGCAGGCTCAACTTCTGCCAACCCGCCGCGCCTGGTTATCCCGGGCGGCATTGCTGGCGTTCCGAACACGACCGGGCTATCGACTGCTCCAGCATCTCCGGGCAATCAGGGTGGCGCGCTTTGGTACTACGCATCGACCAACCAGACCACCGATCTGGTGGTATCCAATTTCTTCTCTGATGGCTGGTATCTCGGCATGCGTCCGGGCGACATGGTGATGGGCGTGCAATTCAGTTCGGCGGGTTCGAGCGTCATCACGTTCCAAGGCGCGGTGGTCGGTGCCAGTACGTCAGGTGTCAGCCTGTCTACCGGCAGCCTGATCACATCGACCTTTAGCTGATTGGTGCAGATGCAATCAAGGCGGGGTTCCGGCCCCGCCATTTTCACATTTTGAGAGGAGGGCAGCATGTCAGAACAGGAAAAGAAACGGTCCATTCAGATCGATCCGGGCCGCATGCGCCTGGCGGAGTATGACCGGCAGGATTGGGTTGCCAATGCTCCGGAAGGAACGGTTATCGAGGACATCACGGAGCCAAGCTTCTGGTCGCTGATGGCAGCGCAGATGAAGCCATACGACCGCGTTGAAATACGCGCTGATGATGGCACATGGCTGGCGGAAGTTCTTGTGCTTGGCTGCGACAGAACATGGGCGCGCGTGCATCTGCTTAACCATTACAAACTGTCTACTGCAGACGTATCTCTTACGCAATCGGTGCGGCATGAGTCATTCTGGCGCGGCCCCCAACATAAATGGTGCGTCAAACGCCTGACCGACAACGAAATCGTCAAGTCAGGCTGCGCCACCAGAGAAGAGGCTTCGACCTGGTTGCGTGAACACGAAAAGGTGATGTAAGTGGCAGCGACGAGGCTCTCTATCTACAACGACGCGCTTCTGCTTTGCGGAGAGCGTGCGCTTGCGTCTCTGACGGAAGTCAGAGAGCCTCGATATTTGCTCGATCAAGTCTGGAACAATGACGGCGTGTTGCTGTGTCTTGAAGAGGCGCAATGGGAATTCGCCATGCGCGCCATACAACTGGATTACGACACTGGCATAGAACCATCCTACGGTTATAACCGTGCATTCAGCAAACCGACAGACTGGATTCTCACATCGGCGATGTGCTCGGATGAGTTCTTCCGAGTCCCCCTTACGCGATATTTTGATGAGGCCGGGTATTGGTACGCAGAGATCGACACTCTCTATGTCAGGTATGTATCTAGTGATTCCAACTACGGCCAGAATCTCGCCGGGTGGCCGCGTTCGTTCACAGAATTCGTGGCAGCACATTTTGCCTCAAAGATCGTCCTCAAGATTACCAACGATGAAACAAGACTGAAAGAGGTGCTTGCGATCCGCAAAGCCACACTTGAGAAAGCCAAGAACAAATGTGCGATGGCATCACCAACGTCGTTCCCCGCACAAGGAACATGGTCTCGTTCACGTCAGAGATGGCATAACCGGCGCGACGGCGGCAACAATACCGGTGACTTGATAGGTTGACGCATGAGGCAGATTCCCGCCTTGTTCGCATTCAACCGTGGGCGGGTTTCACCGCTTGCGATGGGTCGCGTAGACCAGAAACGCATAGCGTTATCTGCGGAGACTTGCACTAACTTCATTCCTCGCGCACTCGGCCCGATGTCATTGCGCCCCGGATTTCAGTACATAACATCGACCCTTGGCAATGCGGCGGCTCGCTACCTGAGATTCGTCTTCTCCACCACCGACACGGCATTGATTGAGTTGACCAGTAACGTAATGCGCGTGCTGGTCGATGAAGAGCCAATTACCAGGGTTTCAGTTTCCAGCGCCGTATCCAATGGGAATTTCAACAGCAACCTGACAGGCTGGACCGATAACGACGAGTCTGGCGGTACGTCCGCATGGGAAACCGGCGGATACATGGGGCTTACCGGGAATGGTTCTGCTGCTGCAATTCGGGATCAGTCCGTAACCGTTTCAGTAGGCGACCAGAACAAGGAACATGCGTTGCGCATTGTTGTGCAGCGCGGTCCGGTCACTTTGCGCGTTGGCTCCTCTGCCGGTGATGATAACTATATTGCGGAAACCACGCTCTACACAGGCACACATTCTCTGGCATTTACGCCAACAGGGAATTTCAACATTCGCTTTCTAAGCAGGCTGAAGAGAATCGTCCTTGTCGACTCATGTAATGTGGAGTCATCCGGCGTAATGCAAATTACGACACCGTGGGATTCGGCGGATCTGGATAATGTCCGCTACGACCAGTCTGGCGATGTGTTGTTTGTCGCATGCAGCGGCTTGCAGCAGCGTCGTATTGAGCGTCGTTCCACAACATCGTGGTCTGTTGTTCTATATCAAGCGGATGATGGCCCATATCAAATCCGGAATATTGGACCCATCACGCTGACAGCAAGCGCAATCAGCGGAAATATTACGCTGACCGCATCTGCAAGCCTGTTTCGATCAACGCAGGTTGGCGCTCTTTTCCAGATCGTATCCACAGGACAGGCTGTCTCCGCAAGCATCACAGCGGAAAACACGTTCTCAAATCCAATCAGGATTACGGGCGTTGGAACGGATCGCATATTCACCATTCTGCTCGATGGCACGTGGGTTGCGACGGTCACTCTGCAGCGCTCTCTCGACTCAGATTCCGGCCCTTGGACGGATGTCAGTGGAAAGACATGGACGGCAACTACGGCAGAAACCTATACAGACGCTCTGGATAATCAGATAGCCTGGTACAGAATCGGCGTTAAAACAGGGGACTTTACCTCCGGCACCATCGACGCAACGATGCAGACCGCGATTGGCAGTATCGCAGGCACCGCAAGGATTACCGCATACACCAGTGCGACTAGTGTATCTGCCGAAGTAATTGCCGACCTTGGGGGCACTACGGCAACCGATAACTGGTCCGAGGGCGAATGGTCTGATTATCGCGGCTGGCCTACCTGCGTAGCTTTTCATGAGGGGCGTCTGTGGTGGGCCGGGAAAAGCAAGATATGGGGGTCTATCTCAGATGCTTTTGATTCATTCGACCCAGCCACAGAAGGAGCTTCCGGGCCGATTGGGCGCTCTATTGGATCTGGCCCGGTAGATACGATCAACTGGCTGATTTCGATGCAGCGCATGGTGGTTGGCGCGCAGGGAACAGAATTTTCTGTGCGTTCATCTTCGCTTGATGAGCCTCTAACGCCGACCAATTTCAACATGAAGCCATCGTCGACTCAGGGTTCCGCCGCAGTACAGGCAGTGAAGCTGGATCAGCGCGGAATCTATGTGCAACGCGGGGGTGTGAAGTTATACCAACTCGCATTCGACGGGAATTCCTACGATTACAACTCTACCGATATGACCGAGTTTGCGCCCGAAATGGGATCGCCCGGAATTGTACGTCTTGATCTGCAGCGCCAACCTGATACGCGAGTGCATGCCGTGCGGTCTGATGGAACTGTCATGCTTGGTGTGATTGATGTTGCTGAAAACGTGCTGGCATGGGTAGACATCACGACAGAAGGTTATATTGAGGATGTAGTCGTCATGCCCGGGCAGAACGGCAGCACAGAAGATGTTGTGTATTACGTGGTCAGACGAACGATCAATGGTTCGACTGTTCGCTATCTTGAGAAGTGGGCAAAAGAAACGGAATGCCGTGGCGACTCATTGAACAGGCAGGCGGATTCATTCATTGTCTATAGCGGGACAGCGACAACGACAATTACCGGGCTTTCCCATCTTGAAGGCGAGGAGGTTGTTGTGTGGGCTGATGGCGCTGACGTTGGAACGGACGATAGCGCAACCACATGGACTCAAACATACACGGTGTCAGGAGGCCAGATCACACTGACGACAGCGGCATCTAATGTGGTCGTTGGCCTTGGCTATACGGGGCAGTTCAAGTCTGCAAAACTCGGTATACAGGCATCCGAGATTCAAACCACGCTGAACCAGCAGAAGAGACTGTCGCATCTTGGCCTTGTCATGGCATGGGTGCATGCGAAAGGATTGCGCTACGGTCCCGACTTCGACAATCTGAATGATCTTCCTCAGATCGAGCAGGGTACGACCGTATCGACTTCCTCCGTTCGCACAACCTACGACGAGCAGGAATTGGAGTTTCCAGGCCTTTGGCTATCCGATCTCAGGCTATGCCTGCAGGCGCAGGCCCCGCGCCCCATCACCCTGCTTGGCGTTGTTCCCGACCTGGAGATACACAATTGATCGAGATTGTTCCGGCCACTGCAGAGCATGTGCTTGCACTTTACTCCGAGCCTCCCGGCAGGACGCTGCGTGCCGTTGCGGCGGTTGATGGCGGGCGCGTGCTGGGTGTGGCTGGAACATACAAAGATGGCGACAACACGATTGTTTTTGCCAAGATGACAGACGAACTTCGAGCTGACAAACGGGCAATAGTTGCCGGTTATCGCAAAGTAATGCGTCTTTTTGGCAGGCGTGTATTCGCCGTCTGCGATACCACGATTCCGGCTGCCGCCGGGTTTCTTGAGCATATGGGATTTCAGCAGATGGAAGGCGAGGTCTACGTATGGACAGCATGAATACTTCGACTCCGCAGGGAACGAATGTTCTCAGCAGCGCGATGAGTATTGTTGGCAACGGTATGCAGATGGGCGCGAAGCTGAACTATGGCGATGCTCAGCGCTCTGCCGCCGATTATGAGGCAGCGCAACTGGAGCAAAACGCCGGGCAGCAGGCCGCATCCGCCCAAAGATCGGCGATGGAAGATCGTCGCCAGGCGCAAATTGCACAGTCTCGTGCCCTGGCTGTAGCGGCAGCATCTGGCGGCGGAGCATCCGATCCAACTGTCATCAATATCATTTCCAGGCTTTCAGCGGAAGGGACTTATCGCAGCATGTCCGATCTGTATGAAGGAAGAGAGAAGGCAAGACAGATGCAGGAGCAGGCCGCAGCTTCACGTTATTCCGGACAAAGGGCGCAACAAGCCGCGCGACTCAGTGCGGCAGCAACCGCAGTACAAGAGGTCGCACGGCGCAGCGTTTCAAAAACCGCAATTTCAGGAGCATCGAGCCTGTATTCAAAATATGCAATGCAAAGTAACCCAGGCAAGCTGTCATATGATCCTGGCGCTGGATATGGCTCTGCCGCAAACACAACCTATGCGCTTCCTGCTGATGCAACTGGGTGGGGTATAGAGTAATGGCGATTATTCCAGACGCTATCGGCCAAAACTTGCCTGCACCGCAGGCACCTGCCGGTGTGGCTACGATACAGGATCGCGGCGCATCGGCAATGATTTCCGGCGCAGCCAATGAAATACAGGCAGCATTTCAGGAAGAGCAGAAGCGCATCGACCACGCAAAAACGGAGGATGCATTCAATCAGCTCAGGAATGCGCAGCTTGACCTGACGATTGGCGAGCAGAACGGCTTCATGAATATCAAAGGCGGCGATGCGATCAAGCAGCCGTTGTTGAAGAACTACACCGAACGATTCAATACGATCTCCAGCAACCTCATTAATGGACTGGATAATGACACGCAGCGGGAAATGTTCAGGCAGCGCGTTAACGTCGCGCAGTCGCAGTTCTCCGGAGACCTGCTGAAACACATCTACCAGGAAAACAACGTCTATCAGAAAGACGTAACCAAGGCGACGATTGACACCGAATATCGCATGGCGTCGTCAAAGTGGGATTCCCCGGCAGAAGTACAGGCATCGCTATCCAGAATCGGGGCGGCGGTCGATCAAGAGGCTGGCAGGTCGGGCCTTCCTCCGGAAATGGCTGCCGATATGAAATTGCAGCAATATGCAAAAGTACACGACACAGTAATCAGGCAGGCACTGGCATCAAAGAACTACGACTATGCCAAAAGCTGGTTCGATGCCAATCGAGACCAGATCGACCCGACAACCGCGCGCGTCCTGGAAAAGGAGGTTGAAAACGCATCGCAAAAGCAGGCATTCAACGGCTATCAGTCACAGTTTCTGAGTTCAATGAATAGCCAGGCAGGGCTTTCAAGCCTGAATGAGGCGGTGACCAAGGACCAGAATCTGGATGATGATCGCAAAAATATCCTGATTGGCCGCATACAGAATCAACAGCAGACACTTCAACTGAGAGCGGAGCGCGCGCAAGACCGCAAGGAGCGCATGCTCGAGCATCAAATATCGACGATCAATTCGATGACGCTGCAGGGCTATGAGCCGACCGCAGAGCAAATTGAACCATTGGTTTCAGCGGCAAAAGGCACTGCATTGGAGGGCAATGTCAGGCAGATGATCACCACGGCAAATGCAACGCGCCAATTCCGTAACATGCCATTTCGCGAGCAAGAGGCGGCCATCAGCCAGATGGAAGTCGCTGCCAGGCAGGACCCGACAAAGTTTGATGTGACTGCAGTCGCACGCTTCAAGCAGATTCATGAAGCGCAGAAGAAGGAGGTGGCGAGTGATCCGGTAACGTTTTCTGTGCGGCAGGGCCTGGTTGATCCACGCGATCCTGCAGTGCAGCCTCTCGACTTGACAAACCCAGACAGTCTGGCAACACAACTACCGGCACGGTTTGGTCTTGCTCGATCAGTGTCATCGAAATACCAATCCCCGGTACTTCCACTAACAAAAGAAGAAGCAACAACCCTGACCAATGCTTTGAAGACTGCGCCGCCGAAGGAAAAGGCGACTTATTTCGGCCAACTTGCCAAGGCTTCGGGCGCCGATCTCAATGGGTACAAAGCGATCATGGGGCAGATTGCGCCAGATGATCCGGTGACGGCGATTGCCGGGACATTTGCCGGGCGCGGATATATCGATCCAACACAGAAAGCACAAACATCGGTCGCCGACTTGATTCTTCGCGGCCAGTCTATTTTGCGACCGAATCACAAAGAAGACGGCACGCCAGACAAGGGCAAACTATGGCCGATGCCGCAGGGCAGGGATCAGGCCACGATGCATCAATTGTTTTCAGATGGCGTTCAGGATGCCTATGCTGGCATGCCGAAAGCACAGACCGACCTGTATCAGACGGCTCAGGCAATCTACGCCGCCAAGGTGTCTGACAAGGGAGATGCGACGGGAATTCTGGATGCTGATTTGTGGAAGCAGTCAATCAAACTTGCTACGGGTGGCGTGGAAAAATGGAATGGAAAGTCCGTGCCTCTTCCGTGGGGGATGAAATATGGCGACTTCAAAGACGAGCTTAAATCTCGCGTGCATGTAATTGCCAGCAGTGGAAATCTGAATTCCGGCGTAACAAACGACAAGCTGCTTGACATGCCATTACAGGCAGTTGGCGACGGAAAGTATGTATTTCGTTCCGGCGATGGTGTTTTGATTGACAAGAATAGTCGCCCGGTAGTTGTAGATTTCAATGGCCCGATAACACCCCCATCCGATCTTGCAAGGCAGATCCCACGATGAGCCTCGATCTCTATCAAGATGAAGTGCGGGACATGCTGAGCAGCATGCAACCCGTTCAGGAGCCAGAGGCTGGAGCATTTACCGGGTTCATCAAGGGAACCGGCATGGCAACCATGCGCGGCTTTGCCAAGATGGGGCGTGCGATCGACATGGCCGGCGCTATTGGTCCAATCGCACAAGACGCCATTACCGGCGGCACTGCGGCGCAGGAAAAGTATTTCAAGGAACACGATGACGTGTTCAATCACGCAGTTGATTATTGGACGCCAAAACCAAATGAGGTTGGCACCGCAGGTGAAGTGGTTGGCGGACTACTTTCCGCGCTTCCCGCAATTATTGCAGCGCCTGAGTTAGCCGTTGGCAGTGCGGGACTTGATACTGCAGAAGACTTGGCACGACAAGGAGTTTCTCCGACAAAAGCAATTGCTGCGGGCGCAACTCAGGCAGCAGGTCTCGGGCTGGGCATTTGGATGCCCATACTCGGACAGAACGGCTGGCAACGAATCGTAATTGGCGGCGCTGGTTTCAATGCAGCGCAAGGCGCAGCTACGCGAGGTATTACCAGCAAGATTCTGGAAGACACGCCCGCAGAGGGCCAGTACAAAGCACTCGACCCGACCTCCGTTACGCTGGATGTCCTGCTTGGTGCGGCATTCGGCTCAATCGCCCATCTATCCCCCGCGCAGCGACAACATGGAGCCGAGGCGCTCGGCAAGCTCAAGGATTGGGCGCAAAGCCTCAAACCTTCCGATGTAGACGCATTGGCGACACTGCGCGAAGCGCAGCATCTGAATGTCGATTCAGCCGCTGGCAAGCTTGAAACGCCAAAGGATATTGAAGCCCATGTAACCCGCATGCGTACCGGGCTTGACCAAGTGTTGCGTGACGAGCCTGTTGAAGTATCCACTCTACCGCAGCCAAAAGTAGTGGCAGACCATGAACGTTTTGCTGACGCCGAACGCCGGGTCACAGACCTGCAGGCGCACGCCGAAGAACTACGTAATGAGCTTGGCTTGCCGCACCCGGAAGAAATCACAGCGCGGGTAGATAACATCGGCGAAAGAATCCCTGGGCAGAAATACGGAGTCTCACCAGAACAGTTGATGCAGAACTACGGCTCAGATATACGCCCCATGAATATGCGCGATACCGCGCGCGAAAGTGTTCCCCCGCCCGTCGACTCGCTGTCCCCTCCTCCCGGTGGGTCGGCGGGATTGGGTGGAACACCGATGCGGGGAGAAAGCCATTCACTGGAAAATGTCCAACAAGATTGGACCAACAAGGGTATTGATTATGTGGTGTCGGAAAATGGCGACACTATTTCTGTCGGTAAGATCGCGGTACCGAAGGCATTGCGCGAACAGGGGGTCGACACCGATGCGATGCGGTCATTGCTTGACTATGCAGACAGCACAGGAAAACGGATAGTCCTTACTCCTTCATCGGGGTTTGGCGACACAAAAGCGCGTCTGACAGAGTTTTACAAACGCCTTGGCTTTGTAGAAAACAAGGGCAAGAACAAGGATTCCACCACTACGGAGCGCATGATCCGCCAGCCTCAACATGTTGAGGCCGCACCAAATAGTGGTAGGATGCCATTTCAAGGAGGAAATCCTGATGAAGCCGCTCGATCCCAATTACACACCGACGAAAACCTACTCACAGTTGGCGGAGGAACTGCCGAACGCGGCTGGTCTGCGGCAACTGGCATCCGTGGAACAGATGGACAACCCGCCCCCGTCTATCGCGGCGCTGCAATTGAACTCGCGCCGGAACACTTCGACATCGGCTCCCTCGGCAAATCAACAGGACACCCAAGTTCAGGATTAGGCGTCTGGTTCTCTGCGGCCCGGGATCAAGCCGCGCAATATGGAGAGGTGGAGAAATTTCACCTCGACATCCGCAATCCAAAAGAATACGCACCAGACACCTTCCCCGCCTTTGATTCCGTCGAAGACGCCCACAAGTTCCGCGAACAACTCCAGGCTGAAGGCTATGACGGCATCGTAGTTGATGGCCGCGAACTTGGCGGTCCGGTCAACATCGTTGCCTTCCATCCCGATCAAGTCATTCTTCCCGATAGTGGATTGATGGCGCATGAGAGCGCTGTCGGTTTTGAGGAGCGGTCAGCAGAAACAGGCTCATCCGGCGAGGCAGGAAATACAGCCAAGCCAGACATTCTGAAGTCGGAAGCAGATCGCATCGCCGCAGATCGCGGCAACGAAATCATCAGCCTCGGCAGGGATGCCGAGGGAAATCCAATCACAACTACCGTCCGTCAATATCTCGACGAGGCAAGGGCAGACGCTGCAGTTGCCAGAGAAGATGCAAAACTTTTCGAGGTAGCGGCTGGCTGTTATCTAGCGAGGATGTAATGGCAAACTGGACCGACTGCATTGCAAGACTGTCTGAGGCTGCCGGACGGGTCCTATCCGACGAAGAGGCGGCAGCGATTTTTGAGCGCATCCACAAAGCCGCACTGGACCTGAAAGCGGGACGAGTAGAGCCCGGAGATATTGGCCTCGGAAAACTTGGCGAGAAACTAGGCATCGGCCAATCTCAAGATCAGTTTATCCAAGCAGTCGCCGAAAGAGCTGCAGCAGAATTGATTCACCAAGCAGAAGTGCGTGAACGCCAGGCACATCTACAGGTAATCAAGATGGCCGCAAGAGCGGATGATGCGACACGACTTGAGGCGCAATTGCCGCCAAAGAAAGATCGTGCTTTTCGTGCGCTGGATGGGTTGATTGCCAGGGATTACTCTGGACGCACCAATATCGAAAGTCTGGAACAGCGGGTATCTGGCGTGAAGTCCGACCTCAAACGCCGGATTGCGCCAACATGGGACGCGCTTGGCAATGACTTTCTCGGATTCTTCCAAGACAAGGACAAACAATTGACGCTGGTTCGAGAGTTGCGAGGCGAGGATGCCGGCGATGCAGTTGCAAAGAAGGGCGCAAAGGCATTCCACGAAGCCGCAGAGGAAGCGCGACAGGCGTTCAATGCGGCTGGTGGTGATGTGGGAAAGCTGGACGATTGGGGCATGCCGCAGCACCACAGCCAGGAAAGAGTAGCCGCCGCCGGAAAAGATGCGTGGATTGATGCTGTGCTGCCAAAGCTTGATCGCGCTCGGTATGCTGATGACCTCGGCAATGCGTGGACAGATACGCAAATACGCGACTTTCTCGGCAAGGCGTGGGACACCATAGCAACCAATGGCATCGCTAACCTGCAGCCCGGCGTAAAAGGAGGATCTGGTAAGCGCGCAAACCGCAATGCTGAAAGTCGACAAATCCATTTCAAGGATGCAGAAAGCGTTCTGGACTACTGGAATACCTTTGGCGATAGAACATTGGTGGAAATACTTGACGGCCACATTGACCGTATGGCGAAGGATATTGCCTTCATCGAGAAGTTCGGCCCCAACCCGGACATGACATATCAAACATTGCGCGACCAGGCACTGCAGCGCTCAGTAAATGCAGACCCGACCAAGACCACGGAATTACAGGGTCGCGCATTCAAGTCTGACAACCTCTATGAATATGCTGCCGGTCGCATCAAGCCGACAGTCAACGCGACTGTATCCAACATCGCCGATGGAATTGCTCACCTCAACTCTGCCGGAAAACTTGGCGGTGCCGCGATTGCGTCATTCTTTGGTGACAAGGTAACGTATGAAGCCGTTTCTCATTTGAACAATATTCCTGCAGTGCAGAGATGGCGTAGTGAGTTGAGCCTGCTGAACCCGGCAAACGTGGAAGACCGCCGCATGCTGGTTCGTCAGGGATTGATGGCGGAATATGTGCGCAATGGACTGAACCGATTCTATGACGATATGGGCGGTAGCGGCGGTGGATGGTCCGGCTCCTTCAAAAACACGACAGGGAAGCTGGCGAATGCCGTCATGCGCTTGACGGGAATGAATGCGATCAATGAATTGCGCAAGGGTGCATTCGGCATGAGCTTGATGAGCGCCATTGGTCACGAGATCGAATCCGGCAAGGATTTTTCTTCTCTGACTGATTCCGATGTGAGAACACTGTCCACCTTTGGTATTACCGAAAACGATTGGGCGGTATGGAAGCTGGCGAAACTGGAAGACCTCGGCAGCGGAAATGAAAAAGGGCTGACGCCGGAATCCATTGCGCGAATTCCGGATTCAGATCTGCAGGCATCAGGTTTACCGCCAGAGGCGCGCCGTGAAGCCATCGTGAAGCTGCTCGGCGCGATCAATACAGAATCTGACTTCGCCATTACCACGCCGGGATGGCGTGAGCGCGCAGGGTTTTATGGTGGTCTACAGCGCGGCACTTTCAAAGGCGAGGTGGTGCGGTCCATATTGCAGTTTAAATCCTTCCCGTGGACGACCTTTCAGAGATCTCTTGATCTTGTGGCGAACGCTGATACGCCCGTAGGCAAAGCTGCCATGACCTCCTATCTGATCGTGTCCACCACACTGGCAGGCGCAATGATCATGCAGGTGCGCGACATGCTTTCTGGTAAAGACCCGCGCTCAATGACTGGCGATGATTTGAGCAGGTTCTGGGCGCAGGCGTTTTTGCAGGGTGGTGCGCTGGGGATTTACGGCGATTTCATATCCGGGATCAATCAGACCCGCTATGGCTCAGGCCCTCTTGAAACGCTTGCCGGGCCAACTGTCGGCCCGCTTCTTGAGCTTGGTCTTGTGCAGCCATTGAATGCCATGAAAAACAAAATAGAAGGCAAGCAAACACATTTAGGTGCGCAGTCGATTCAGGATATGAAGGGATTCGTTCCGGGCAACAATATCTGGTACATGAAGGCAGTGACAGACCATCTTATCTGGCAGCGCGCAATGGAAGGCATCTCTCCCGGCTATCTATCCTCTATCAGAAGTCGTTCTTTGCGGGATAACCGGCAGGATTGGTGGTGGGCACCCGGCGAGACTACGCCCGACCGCGCGCCAGCCATTTCGGAAGCTGTGAAGTAACGAACCACAGAAACACCAGCGCAGCAGCAATACCGGCAAGTCCGATCACAGAAAAGACGAGCGCGCTGTCAGCAGTGAATTCTCTGGCTATAAAAACGAGCAGATACATCACTGCAGCAGCAACGGCATTTGCGGCAAAGAACAGCAGGGAAACCATGGCGAATTGAAGGGTTTTCAGCATTTGCCCAGATTATAAACCGCGAAATGGCAGGTAATTTCCAACGCTAATTTGTAGATTCAGAAAAGGAGGTGGAGAAGAATAAGGGGTAGGGAATGACATCCGTCAGTACAGATCGCCGCTATGGCATCAACTCTGGCATTGCAATCAAGGTTCCATGCAAGGCCACGACCACAGCAAACATTACCCTCTCGGGCGAGCAGACCATTGACGGCATCTCCTGTGTTACCAGCGACCGCGTACTGGTCAAGAACCAGACCACAGGAACAGAAAACGGCATATATCGAGTTGACACTGGCGCATGGTCACGAGATGTTGACTTTGACGGATCGTATGACATCACGCAAGGCACGATCATTCCTGTTTATTCCGGGAGCACATACGGCGCGACGATCTGGCAAGTAACAACCAGCAATCCAGTTATCGGAACAAGTTCGCTCACCTTCTCCCTTGCCAATGCAATAGGGCTTGAAACCAATCTCGCCGCCTCAACCGGCGCGGGACTGGTCGGTTGTATCGGATCTCTTGTCGGATCTGTCGCAAGAACGCAGCAAGACAAGAACCGCGATTTCGTTGATGCAAGAGACGTTGGAATCGTTGCAGATGGCAGCACGGATCAGACGAGTGCGCTAACTACCGTTTTTACGAACAACCCCAATTATCGCGGCGTATTTCGCATCCCGTACAACACGAAATTCACATTCAATACCGTCTACAACGCGCTACCTGTCGGCTACATATTGTGGGACGAATCCAGCATCAATACCGGCCAGCCACCGGGGTATAAAAACAAGAGCATCCGCATCTACACAAACGATTCCGCGTCAGATGATGCATCGTTCGTTGTGATGAGTTCACATCACGCGACAATCCGGCTGAATAATCGCGGCACTGCCGGAACGAGTTCGGCGAGTGGCAAGTACAACTCGATCATTCGCGGGGTGGGGCGGCGCTGGAATGGTGATCTGATCGATGGTATGCAGCACCTGACATTTAAATCGCCACGCGGTAATTTATGGCGCACGTCGGACATTCTAAACACCCCATATAACTACGCAGTGAACGGCGCGTCGGAGTGGACGGCATCAACTGTTTATGCGGCGAATGCGATTGTTAATACCGATGATGGAAATGTATATCAAACGACCGCTGGCGGTACGTCTGGAAGCACAAAACCAACCGGCACAGGGACGGGAATCAACGATGGCGGTGTGCTGTGGGACTATCTCGGAAAATGGTCTGCAGGTTCCACCGTTGTCTATCATGATGAGGATGGGTACGGTGGAATATCCGGTCCATCGTCAGGGCGATGGGCGGCTGAGTCTGCAAATAAAAGGGGTTGCTCGATCAACGTCACCGATGCGACTGGCGAAGTCTATCTCGCGGACGATCAACTTGGTGTCAAGCTGATAAACCGCACGGATGCACTTGGCATACAAGTCGGACTGAGCACCGTTCAATCCCTCCCCTACGGTGGAAACCTCACTGGCGCAACACCGACGCTGGTCACCAGTTTTCACACGATGTCGCAGTCAGGCGCGACAACAGTAACGAATTTCCTGCTGCCCGGATCGCAAACAGACGGCTACGTGACGATTCTTTTCACGGATGGAAACACCACATTGAACCATCTCGGTTCTTTCACGCTAAAGGGTAACGTCAACGTGACACCGGCCAGCGGCAACATCATGGTCTTCCTCAAGCGAGCGTCGACGTCCAGTGACTGGTTTGAAGTTTCGCGCAATTTTTAAGCGCGCATCACTCCACTGAAAACTAAAACCCATTTTCATCAACAAAAACAAGGCCAAAAATGCCATTTCACGCAGTAGCTAACTATGGACCGAAAAATGAGTGACCTAATCTCAGGTGCTGCGGGCGCAGCAGGGTGGAAAGTGATCGGCGGCGCGGCTGGCGCGGGAGCAATCGGAGCCGGTCTTGCTTCGATTGTCGTGATGTGCGCGATGACGCCGCGAAGCCCGAAAGAATGGGCGGTAGGGCTCATCTCTACGGTGGTGGCATCCATTGGCGGCGGGGCGGCGGTTATCCAGTATTTCGGGCTGCAATCATGGGCGCATTCAGCTATTGGCCTGGTTGCCATGCTCGGCCTTGTTTTCGCGTGCGGCCTGCCTGGCTGGGCCATCGTCCGCTGGATCTTCAACTACATCAGCAAGAATCAGAACGCGACGATTGCCGATGTAGCCAAGGATGTGAAGGGTGCAATGTGACTCCGAACCAGAAAGCCTTCCTCGACATGATTGCATTCAGTGAAATCGGTCCAAGGCTGCTGGAGGCATCCGACAATGGCTATAACGTGCTGGTGGGCGGGTCGCTGTTTCAGGGCTATGCAGACCATCCTCGCAGGATGATCGACCTTCCGCGCTTGGGAATCAAATCCACGGCAGCAGGGCGTTATCAACTTCTGGCGCGCTACTTTGACGCCTATAAGCGTCTTCTGAAATTGCCAGATTTTTCACCGGCAAGTCAGGATGCGATTGCGATTCAACAGATCAAGGAGCGTGGGGCGTTGGTCGACGTCGAAGCAGGGCGGTTTGCCGCCGCCGTTGATCGATGCCATAACATCTGGGCTTCGCTTCCCGGTGCCGGGTACGGCCAGCATGAAAACAAGCTGGCAGACCTGCAAGCGGCGTTCGTTGCGGCTGGCGGGCGGGTGCTTGCATGACCATTATTCCGTGGTACGTCCGCTGGCTCGCATTAGCGGCCCTATGCGCGGCGTTCGGTGGCTGGTGCTATGTGAACGGCGTGAGACACACTCAAGCCGAATGGGATGCCGAAAAAGTGGCGCAGCAAGCCCAGGCAATGAAAGCAGAGCAAGCCAATCGCGCAAAAGAAAGACAACTCCAACAACAAGTCATCGAGGCCCAAAATGCAGCCACTGAACGTAACAAGAAAAACCAGATTGCTATTGCCGCTGCTCGCGCTGAGTCTGACGGCCTGCGGAACGACCTTGCCGCAATCCGTGCAAAACTGTCCACAGCTTCCGCCGATGCCGTCCGTCTCTACGCCGCTACCGTCTCAGACGTACTCAGCGAGTGCACAGCAGACTATCAGCGAATGGCGGAAAAGGCTGACGGCCACGCCGGGGATGTGATGCTGTTGCAGGAGGCTTGGCCGAGGTAGATTTTCTTTCTCTCCAATGGATGCGCAACGCGATAGCGTTGGAAAATTCAGAAAAGCGTTGGAAAGTAGACGAAATGCAAGTTATCCACATTGGATAAGTGCATGATTTGATGTGGGATCTGGGGTGGCCGACGGGACTCGAACCCGCGACAACAGGAATCACAATCCTGCATTCAACTCCCCGAAAACCCGCATGAAATCTCACTTTCATACTTTCCATTTTCCAACAAACTTACAGTTATCCACACGTATTCATGCTGGTTTACAGGCGCCCGTTGGAAAATTCAGGCGCTTGAATTCGCCCATGCAAGCAGTTCTTCGAGGGTCGGCGCAGCCAGCGCGATGAAGCCGACTGGCGTTTCTGGGTACCATTGCAACGTCCAGATGCTGTCCGTCGCAATGGCGCGCTGTTTCGCCTCGTCGCTTTGCCAGTTGCACCATTCGTTATCCGCGATCCATTGTTCGGCTGGCTCGTAGACGCTCTTGTGGTCGTTGTGCATAAGGTGAAGTCCGGCCTTGTGTTCTGGGAATTTCATCATTCTGTCGCACTCGCTTTCTTGATTTTTCGCCTGTCGTAATGAGTGTGTGTTGTTGCCCTGTTGGCGTGGGCCGCAAAGTCGTACGCATCATCATCGCGCCTTTCCAGCTTCTTGGTGATCGCGGCTGGCCGCACATCCAGCAGTGAAAAATATTCCCGGTGTTCGACTAGCTCCTTCTCTTCGCAGCCGATCCATGCTTTCATCGCGTCCTGCCATACCGAACCCCATCCTGACCGCGTGTAGGGCTTGCCGTGCCGATTGGCGAACAGATAGAGCCGTTCCACGCCGTGCGCCTGCTTGGCTCTTGCCACGACCGTTCGCAGCTTCACTGACCATTCGCGTAGCTTGACCGTCTCGGATTCTCCCTTCTTGCGCTTGGCATTAGTGACGCGGACACCTTCTTTGGACAGCCCTGACGTGTGGTAAGGGCGCACCTCCGCAGCGCGGAAGCCGGTAAGATAGGTGAAGAGGGCAGCACAGCCCAATACCTTGAACTGCGGCGTCTGCTTTTGGCTCCAAAGGTAGAACCGCACGACTTGGCTCCGGGTGATCGTCCGCACATCTTTTTCCGTTGGCCGCTTACGCATTCCGACGAACGGATTGCGCTCCATGAGACCCCATTCGACGGCATAATGGCAGATTGTGGAAAACAGGGACAACTCTTTCCATGCCTTGGCCGGCGCTCCAGCTTTTGATCTGGCGTCAATGTACTGATAGCCGTGAATTGTCCTCAAAGACTGTGGGGACATTTTCCCAAAAAACGCCGTCAGATTCTTGTACGTGCCGTCGCGGACTGCGACCCCATCCTTAGACTGATCGCGGTAATGCGTTGGCGCATTCTCTATCTTGAACCGGTCGATCATTTCCCCAACCGAGCCAGCCACGACAACGCCCTGTCGAATATCCAGCGCCTTGCGCTTTGCGGTTCGCTCTGCTTCCATGATTGCCTGGCGATCCCCAAGCGTGGCTGAAGCCAGCGTTTCCGATGCGCCGTTCGGGTATTGGTAATAAAACGATACCTTGCGCGCCCCTATGTACTTGTAGAGGCGATCAACGCCGGTTCGCTCTTTACGCGAAGGCTTGGAGGTTTGGCGCGTCGGCATATTTTGCGGACTGTTTTTCATCTGACATGCCAAGCTTGCGATCTCGGTATGCCTTGTACACGATCGGCAAACCGTTTGCGTCAATCTCATATTTCCAGCCGCGTTTGCGCAACCACGCCGCCATCCTGCACCGCTGATTTGGCTTCAGGCCCATCATCTCCGCCATTTCAACGGCGCTCAATCTGTCACTCATCTATTCACTCCTGTTCATGCTGCGTGCCGGAAAATCAATCTGGATACTTTTTATAAAAAGCATCGGTCCCAATACGCGAGCATTCATCAACAAATTCCCATACATCGTCAGTCAGGCTTTCTTTTCCATACATGTAGTCCGAGTACTTCAACGTTTCAAAATCCATTCTTTTGTCGATCGCTCTTTTGGCAATCCATATCATTTCTTGCTTATCCATCATCCCTCCCACTATCTGAAGGGGCGCTATCCGCCTCGAACGCACCGCTATGGCCGAACAGTTTTGCCAGTTGCGCTTCGAGTCTGATGCGGTCTTTTTCGCGCTCCGCTTGATTCAACGGCAGACCAAGGCGCTGCATGGTGCAGTAGCAGTGCGGTTCGCCGTACATCGGTCCCATGCAGGCGCACATGCTGATTTCGCCGCGTTCGAGTTTGCCAATCATTTCCTTGGCATCGTTATGTGCCGGGTGTGAAGGATCAGCCAGAACGTCCTTGATTGGTATTGGTGCGTTATTGCTCATCTCTCGTTCCTTCTATGCTGGCTCAGTACGCCTTGCCGCCAACGGCTGCGCGGACTTCGGGCTTATGGTCGGCGCGTTGCGCGTTGTACGCCATCTTTTCCGCGATAGCACCAGCCAAGTCCATGCCATAGCCGCCAGCCAAGTCGAAGATGCGAATAACTGCGTCAGCAAGTTCGACTTCTCGCATATCGCGGTGCGGCAGCTTATCGTCCTTCAGTTTCTTTCGGTCGCCTTCCATCGCCTCCGAAATTTCAGAATGAATCAGACATAGCTTGTTACTGAAATGCAGCGGGTTGACCTTGCTGGTGTTTTGGTCGACATCATTCCACCAGCCTGCCGCCTTGGCAGCGCCATGGCATACATCTTGAAGGATTTGCGCCGCTTCTTTGGTTTGTGCTTCCAGTAATTTTTTATCGCTCATGATTTCCTTTCAGTGGCGCTATCTGCGCCGTTAGGCACTTCCACGCCAGCAGGCCAGCAGATCTCGTATTCCGTGTACCAATTGCCCTCTATGAGCATCTGCTGCATGGAGAACTGCCCGCCTTTTCCGGCGACCTCGTCGCACCAATGGCGCAGTAGTTCGTTTTCTTCTTTGCGGTTTATCAGAATCCGACTCGTTGTAACGCTCACCCCTTCGCTCCTTCGCTATCTGCATAACGGATCGTCCATCCCAGGGCTCGCAAGCGTCCGTGACGCCGCTGTGATTCATAGTCGGTCGCATTAGGTTGAGGGAGCGTAAGCGTCCTGTCCTTCAACTTCTTCCGCTTCGCATTCGAATCGCACCGCCGATCCGGCTTACCATCCGCTCGAACTCGCATCATCCCTTCGCTCCTTCGCTATCCGTGCTGTTGGTCGCCATTCGTTGTATTGCGAACTCGCCATTACTAGCGGATTCTGAGGCCAGCGCCAAAAATTGCGCCAATCCGCATTCGTTCCTTTTGTCAGCCTCGCGCCTCGCTTCTTTCAGGAACCGGGCTGCATCCTCAAAATGGTCAATCGCCTCGGCAATAAGATTCTGTCTCATGGCTCCTCCTGTTAAGCATCCGGGTCGAAGTGCGGTACAGTGTTTGCCACGCGAATTGCAAGGTGATTGATTTGCTCAGCGTTCTCCATCGACTCAACTGCATGAATGTGTCCTTCACGGTCAATTCGACCTTCGATGATGTTTGCTCCAGATACGGCCGCAATGTGCGCCCAATACGTTCCATCGCTGCACCTTGAAACCTCAACATGACCGCCTGGGAACTTAATAACCCCTGTGGATGGTTCCGGGTTTTTCTTATCGCCTTTGAACGTAATCTGCACAGCGTCAGTGCTGTGCGTAACAACTGCCCTCGCCATTACCTGATCTCCGAAATTTGCTTAGCGCTATCTGTGCTATCAGGGGCGGCGATATGGCGCCACCCAACCGGTTCGCCAAACATTCCGTTCCATGTCCAGCCGCCGCCGTTGAAGTCGATCCACTTGGCCCGAACGACCTGCTCCCAATGCTTTTTCTCGTGCTCGGATGCGTATTTGCGATTGGGGTGAAACATCAGCACTTCTATTTCAGTTCCGTCTTTCGGCGCACAAACCATTGCGCGCCATTCGTTTGCCGCCTCTGCCTTGCGCAGTCTGGTGATGAGGGCGCTTGCAGTCTGCGGATTGAAGGCGGCGATGAAGCGCATACGCTCAATATCAACTGCATGTGGGTAATAGTGCTCATCGTCGCAAATAGTTTCTCCGGAATTTGTGACGATGCTGTTGCACGATTTGCGCAGATCGTTGCTGCGCTCCTCCAACTTCCATTCCTCGTTGCCTGCCGCATCAATCAGCGCCTGCAAAGCATCAAGGTCAATATCTTTCATGGCGATACCTTCTTCTGACTTTCCGCACCTAGGGCATGCATTCGGTCCATAGCCCATATCGAGTTCTTGCGCTTGATCTACAAGCGATTGAAGTGCAGCTTCCTGTTTTTGGCTAGGCATTCTCGCCCTCCTTGTTTGTTATAGCTGTGTCCGAATCCTCGACTGGCTTAATCTCGTCGGTAGCTACTCCGAAACTGCTATCTGTTATATCTGCATGTGAGACGGCAATCGGGAATGTGTATGTTGGCAATCCGATCTTCCGAACTATTAAAATTTCACCGGGCCCCGCGTACACGCCACCAGGAGAATCGCCGCATGGTGCGTCGCCCAGAGTTTTAAGTGCGCGAACGCGCTGCCCTACGTAGAAGCCGCTTAGATCGCTCA